CGTAGCTGCTGGGTTAGCTGGATTAGGATTTGGAGTCCATCGTGAGTTTAAAAGGAAGCAAAAGAAATGAGCAAGACTAAGATCGTCGTGAATAAAACTAAAAATCGTGAAAAACTATTAAGACAAAGAAAAGAAGAAAAACGACAAGCTAAATACAAGTCATATGAAGATTATGACCAAGATACTTATTTACAAGATGACGAAGACTAAACCGAGGAAATAACCAATGAGATCATTTAAAATTGACGAATATAATTCTATTCCATTTAAGGATGAGGTAGAAACGTTACGTGAGAATGGTGAACATAAAGAGGCTTTTGAACTAATGGATACATTAGCTCAGCAAGCTATTACAACAGAAGATAAAGAAAAAACTGATGAGTAAGAATTATCTTATTCAAGCTTTACTATCTGCTGGGGCTATAGGCTATGGAGTTCACGGTATTAAGCAGACTGATAAAGTTAATAAGGTACTTGAAGATCAAGTAAAAAAAGAAATAAAAATTAATCAAAGATTACCAAAAGTTCCCAAAGACATAAAATTATTAAAAACTAAAAAAGATTTACATTCATATATTGACCTTTCAGAAAAAACTGATAAAAAACGAAAACTTATGAAACAAATTATAGGGCCGATAACAAAAAAGCCAAATGCTTTTGCGTTTGTACCAGACAATGAATCCGCCGGGTTAGCTGTTTATATCCCAGATAATATGAAGGCTTCTAAAGTAGTCGCCCACGAATTGGGACATATAGAAGATTTTAAGAAACATAATGTAAAAGGGACTATAGGATATAACAAATTAATAAATACTAAAAAAAGTCTTTTTAAAGGTATAATTAGCCCTAAAAAAACTTCCGTATACAGCTCTGAAGTTAGGGCTTGGGATAACGCAAAAATAAAAAAAGATGACCCATTAAGAGTGGCGGCTTTAAAAACATATGAAGAAAATTTAAAGATTTATAGAAGAACTATTCCTATTTTATTAGGAGTTGGTAATTTATATAGACTTGGATTTAAAAAAAGTAAATGGTAAATAGTAGGAGGTAGAAGAGTAATAATGGAATATTTGTTGATGGAGCACAATGGTGACCAAGACCATTTAGAAATAGTAGAAACTATAGAAGAATTTGTATTAGACAAATTTGGACATACAAAAGTTGAAGAAGCTATTTCTACAACAGATAAAGTAATTATATATAATAGAGAATTAGACCCTCTAGTTACTTTAAATAAAATACCTAAAGACGCAGACTTAAATTTATTGTTTAGCTTAACTGGAGAGTAATTATGCCGGAAGAAAAGATTATGCGGAACTCTAATACAGTTCCTCGTGGGACAGGTGCCACTAAAACTGTAGGGATAATGTTGTCTATTGTATTATCGTTTTTAACGATATGGAATTTTATGGGAGATAGAATTGATGATATTATTACAGCACAGAATAATTATCATATAGCTCATGAAAAAGCACACACACAATTATATAATGAGATGGATGACCTATTACATGAACTAGGTGATATTAAAATTAATATGGAAGATAGAAAAGTGCAAAAATATAAATTAGAAAATGTTGAACATGTTAATGCACAAGAAGCTTCTGAGAGTAGAGAAGAAAGACATTTATTAGAGTCACAAGATAGAGATCATAGCACAGCAATTACTAGACTAGAAGAACAAGTAAAAACTATTCAGAATAGAATAGAAATACTTCACCCCTAAAGTATTCGGGAGACTAACCATAATGGAATTTATCATACTAGGATTGATAGGTGTGTCATATGTTTGTTTGTTTGAGCCAACCTTACTAACAAATCACCTTGCACACTTTTTAAAATTAAAAGCAAAGGACGAGGAATAATGCAAATTGTTTTAAATGACTTAGATCCGACAAAAGATGAAAAGTTATTAGCATTTTTTGAAGGGCAAGAATCTGCTTTGGTTAAGATGGCATCCATCTTAACGTATAATACAGATGCAGATTTTGAGGGGCTGTTTGAAAAGATAGCTGAAACCTACGAGCCTAGTTCTTTTAAAGAGCTACAAGAAAAAGTCGAAGAACTATTTCCAGAGAATGTTAAATTAGCTAATAAGTTAACTACTTGGGGAGATAAGTTATGTTTAGACAGAGATAGACTAAAGAAAGTGTTTAATCTCTAATGAATATCAGACCTTTACAACAATCACAAAAAATAACTTGCTCTGCATGTAAATCTGGAATTGCAGTAAGAACAAGACTAGTAGGACCAGACGGTAAAGGTAGATTTGTATACAAATGTACAAATCCAAAATGCAAAGTTTCTAGGAGATAATGATGTTAAAAAAGTTAGGGAAAACTTAAAGATTAATTATGATTTTTTGTAAGAATGCAAAATTAAGAGGAAGAGCATTAAGAGAGATTAGAAAACTAAAAGCTTTAGCAAAAGGTGATTTGACTACTCATCTTACTAATAGAGAAAGTTTAAATTCTATAATTTCTTCTAAAAAATTATTATCTTCAGCAGATATTCATAGATTACCAGCAGAACATTCTTTAAGAAAAACCGAATGGGCTAGAATTTTTGGTCTTCATGGAAATTTAAGTGGCACTTATGGGGCTGAAACTGGTAGAAATTATTCAGTTATATTTAAAAGAAAAAATACTATTAATGGTCCAACAAAATTTAAAACTGTAACCATGAAGTCTCCTCAAAAATTAAAAAAAATTATAATAGGAACTCCAAAGTCTGAATTAAATGTTTTAAGAAAGAAATATAGGGATGTTGTTTTTGTAGATAATTCAGACTTACGTAAATTAGGATTTAAAAAAGAAGGGTTTGAATATGGCTATCGCTATTAGTAAAAAACTTCCACATTATAATTATATTGTTGCATTATTTGCAACTAAAAAATATCCTAAATCCGAGATTAAGCAGATGTTGGAAGATCGAGGTCTCCCTACTTCTAATTATTATCTTGATAAGATAGTGGCGGAGCTATTATCTCAACATCCAGATTATTTCCAAGATAATAAAAAGACTATTAACGATTTAGAGCCGGAATGGATTGCTACATTGAAGATAGAAAAAATGTTAGGATACTTAGAAAATATAATAGTGCCTGGAAACTCAATAGATGGAATAGAAGGAGCATTTAAAATTTTAGATGATCCTTTAATGTTTAGGTTAGTAAGTTCTCTATGTATCGTCGGAATCACTCAAGAAGACATTGAATTAATGGTAAACGGAAAATTTAACCTTGAGTACTCCTATGAAGACATAGATGAGTTCACACAATATTTCTTTAATGTGCACAACTGGACTCGTGTCCAAAAACAAAATTATATAAAAGATCGTTCGCCTAAAGAATATGTACCTACGTTTAAGGTTGCACTAAAAGGTGATAAAGACTACTTGATTTGGAAATTAGGAGCTCAGCCCGATAGAACTCATGAGTCTATGATCAATGAAATGGTAACTGACTCGTTTTATAACTTCAAAGATAAAACTAGGTCAGACCCTGATTTAGCTCAGAAGTGGGGAACTCTTGCTTTAAAGTTATCTGATAAGGCTGATAAGATTAGAAAAGAATCTATATCTAATGAAGATTTCTTTAATATGGTTGAATTCGATGATGGATCAGAGCAAGAAGAGTTAGTTACATTAGACCAATTAAATGATATAGAAGAAGCAGAGTCAGATAAAATAGTTCCTTTAAAAAATAAGAAACAAGGATAGTATGAGTCTTTTAGATAAAGTACAGACTACGCTAGATCCAAGTATTTGGCTTAAGAATTATAAGTTGAAACCTAAGGTTAGAAAACAACTTATTAGAGAACTTAAAAGAGTAATTCCAAAGTCTACAAAGATAATGGACATTTTTCTACTTGGGTCTATCACTGGCTATAAGTATACTGTAAGATCAGACATGGATGTCAACGTTATGGTTGATGTTAGCCCTGCTGATGCAAAAGTTTTACATGTAATGGCGCGTAACTTTGTTAATGGAAAATTAGTTACTGGGACCAGACATCCAATTAATTATTATATTCTTCCTTATAGGAAGAAGTCTGATTTCAAAGATGCTAAGTTTGGAGTCTATGATATATTAGGTGATAAATGGCTAATTCACCCTAGACTAGACCCAGAGAATATAAGAGATCCTAAAGTAGAATTCAAGAGTGAGCTAGAGCTAGCTAACTTATATGAAAAGATGTTAAAAGAAGATGTTGAGAACGAGGATGTCGAGGATATTCTCGATATAGAACGAAAAGTACACGTAGGTCGAGAAATGGCATATGATGTAGGTTTTGGCATTCCTAGACGATCTTTGCAGAACATAATATATAAGAAGTTGGAACATGGACCATACGGTAAAGTATTACAACATGCTCAAAAGATAAGATGGATTAGACGCAAGAAGCGCAAAGCACGGATGGAAATGGATAAGTAAATGGCTAATACAAAATCTCAGCGCAAAGTAAAGATGACGAAGTCTCAGTTTGCTGAGAAATTTTTATATTTAAATGGTAGACAATTATCTTTGTCTGATTACCCTCATTTGAGGGCAATCTATGATTCAGATGCAAAAGACACTGTATTACAATTTAGCAGACAAACAGCAAAGAGTACTACTCTTGCTAATCTAAAGATTGCTAACTGTGCGATGCGTCCATATTTTAAATCTCTTTACATTGCTCCTACAGTTGATCAGTGTAAAGTATTTTCACATGATAGAGTTGCACCTGTTATAGAATCGTCTCCATTAATTAAACAACACTACATAAATTCTTCATTAGTACAGAACGTACATATGAAGCAATTTCTAAATGGATCTAAATTATATTTAAGATATGCCCTGGTGAATGCTGATAGGATTCGTGGATATTCTGCAGATATGAATCTATTCGATGAGGCACAGGATCTTGCAGCTGATATTATACCAGTTGTTAGAGAGACTATGTCTAGATCTATGTATAAAAAGACTATGTACGCAGGCACTCCCAAGCGCACGCGCGGGACTCTGGCAGATATATGGGAGCGTTCTACTAAGAACGAGTTCATGCCCCGCTGTACTGGCTGTGGAAAATGGAACTTATTAGATGAGAAGAATATAGGTAATCTTGGGGTTATCTGTAAATACTGTGGTAAACTAATGGACATCAAATCAGGTCGTTGGGTACAGACTGGTGAAGAGGATGCTACGGTTGAGGGCTGGAGAGTTTGTTTACTTCATTTCTCTAAAGCTCCTTGGGTAGATTGGCAAAAAGATGTAATAGAGAAAATGAAGATTACATCTAAGGCTATTTTCTATAATGAAACATTAGCTCTATCCTTCGATGATGGTGTAGCTCCAGTTACTAGATCACAAGTTAAAAAATGCTGCACTGGTCCAAGAATATCTCATGGAGACCCCGATCTTACAAAAGATAGTATTAATGCCTTTCCTAGAATATTGGGAATTGACTATGGTCCAGTAAACTCAGACTCATCAAATACTGTGATATCAATAGTACAAAAACGTGGACCAAAGTTTCATGTATTATATGCTAAAAAATTTTTAGGCAAAGAAGCCGACTATGCGTTTATACATGATGAGGTACCAAGAATAATGAATAAATGGGGAGCCGAGTTTATAGCCTCTGACTATGGAATGGGAGAGGCACCTAACTCAGAGTTTAGAAGACGTTTAGGATATGAGAAAGTAATCGCTTTCCAGCACATGCCTAATCAGAAAAAGGTAATGGAGTTCAACTCCAAAATGCCTGCGTATACCCTTGGTAGAAACCAAGTTATGAATATGTTCTTCCAAAGAATTAAGAGTGGGGCTTATATTTTCCCCGAAGGGCAAGAGTTTGATACATTTGTTGATGATATGTTAAATGTACAAAATGAATACAATGAAGAAATGAACACAATGAAGTATGTTAATATTGGTCCAGACGACTTTGTTCATGCAACCATATTTGCGTCCCTTTCTGCAGAATTATACAGTAACGCGCAACTTTAAACTAATAATGTAAAAAACTACTTGACAAGTAGTTAGAGAGAGGCTATATTTATTATGATGATCACTTCCTTCGATTTAGATTCCTTTGGAAAACAAGCTGCAGAAAATTACGTATCTAGCGATGTATCGTTAAACGATACTATTACAAAAATCGCAGAAGACAACGGATTGAGTGTGCAGCAAATAACACGTGTGGTGGAGGCTGCAAACGTGGAAACCTACCTGTCTCTATTAAAAACTGCAAAAGACAAGTACGTCGAATTTGACGTAGCTACTGCAAATGATGTGCACACTTCAGTAACAAAGGTTGCTGAAGTTTCTAATTGTCATGACTATGATGAACCTCCGTGCATCAATGAAGACGTCGCTCTTTTCTACATAGAAAAGACTGCAGAAATTCCAATAGACAGAGCTAAGATAGAAAAACAAGCTAGCGAACTAAGTGGAAAATTCGACTTCTTAGTTAACGCTTTACATGACAACGAGTTAGAAGCAGATACATTACTTAGAGATCTAAAAGTAATGACCAAGCAAGCTTTGTTACAAAATGTCGCTTTTAATGATTTAGGTTTAATCTACAAAGAAGCTATGCCTATTCTAGGCGAAGCTGTTCTTTCAGAAATTAAAAATACAATTACAGAAAATTCTCCTCATCTAGATCTTGAAAAAGAAGCTTCTATGAAGTTTGTAAATGAGGAAAGTGACTTCTTCCTAGCCGCACAGAACTTTGAAAAAGTGGCTGAAAAAAGATTAATGATCGCAGATGCTATCTCTCACTTTGAGGATAAGTACGAAGAGTTAAAAGAATTTGATGTTATACTTCCTAAGTTAAATAAAACTGCTGGAAGTTTAAGAGGTCTTCTAGCAAAAATAAAAGGCATTCCTGCGTCATTAGGTGAAAAGATGCGTAAAGCTAAAAAGCTTAAAGCATCTAAAGAATACGTAAAAGAGCATGAGAAAAAACTAACCTGGAAACCCGAAATTCCTGTTAAAAAAACTTTGAAGAGAGTTGGAATTGCTGGCATGGTCGGTGGCGGTTATGCTGTTGGTAAAGGAAAAGGTAAAGAAGACCAAGGCGATATCTTACGTACACAATTATTTAATCAACAAAGATTAAGGAAATATTAATGGATCTTTTAAAAGAAAAATTATTAGAAAAATGTGCTGGATCTAAATGGGAATCTATAAAAAAGATTACCACACCTTTTATAACCGGCTTAGCTATGGCTAGTGCGATGGCTGTTATCGGTGGTGGAATTGCAGTAACCCAGCAATGGATTAATAAACAGCAAAAGGATCCAGCGTTTAAAAAAATGCTTGAGATACACCCTGAATTACAAGAAGAAGATAAAGCCGATGTTATGAAGTATTTTGATTCTTTATATCATTTTGCCCCATCAATGGCAAAAGATCCATTAGCTGCTGGAGCCTACATTAGACAAACTCTAAGAATGGCGACACATGGTGGGCCCACTATTGACACTATTAAGACCGTTACTGATATTGAAAGTGGAACAGGCGCCTCTAAACCAAATGCACTGCAGTCTTTATATATGGATCAGCTAAACACAGCTATGAAGGTACCAATGGACTCTGGATCATCTGCTCCTGCGTCTCCCGCAGTGTCTATAGTAGATAAAACAGAACTACAGACGGCATTTAATAACGCATTTGAGAATCACATGTTTTCTGGGAATCCTTAATGTATAAAATCATAGAATATTGTTATGGCGATCATGACACTGAACCTTTTACTTTAGTAAGTTCTAGTAACATGCATAAGACAGCTTCTTATGCCTCCGAGATATTAGAATATATTAAATTAATAGAAAAGAAGATTGATAAAACTTATGCGTTAGTTAACGCATTAAGTGCTGGCGAATTCTATGGTTCCAATAGAAATGGTGACTACTTTCCTGAAAACGCTTTACAGGCGTATCATAAAACGTTTGAAGCAATGGGACATGTATACAAACACCATGTAAATAAAGATCCTCGTAAATCTTTTGGGAAAGTAGTGTTTTCTCACTATAATCCTAAGATGCACAGGGTAGAGTTAATCATCGAGCTAGACAATAGCCGTGCTTCTGATATTATAGAAAAAGCAAATAAGTCTATCTCTGATGTTAAAGTATCTATGGGATGTAAGGTCCCATACGATGTTTGTTCTATTTGCGGAAATAAAGCAAAGAGAACAAGAGACTATTGTGAGCACTTAACAACTAAAATGGGCAAGATACTGGACGATGGACGAAGAGTCTATGCAGTAAACACTATGCCTAAATTTTTTGATTTAAGTGTTGTTACAATACCTGCTGATAGAACAGCAGGGTTCTTAGCTAAGGTTGCATCATCTGTCTCAATTGAGACAGAAGTAATACCTTCTGCAGTATTAGCAGAGCAGTTATTAAAAGAAGGTGACCTGGAGTCACAAGCTGAGATTAAAAAAGAAATAGTTGCAAAGATTGATGGGTTAAGTGAAGATCCAAAAAAATTAGTTTTAAAATCACAAAAAGCAATGCCAAAAGAATTGTTAGAAAAGTTGTCAGAGTATCCGATAAATGAGGTATACTCTACTTTAATGGGACTATGTATTTTCCCTAAAAAGGAAGACTTTATGAAGATAGCTTTATATTCTAATGGGCAAGATAAATTAGCAGAAGACCTTGGAAATACTATAGATTTTAACTTTGGTATTGAAGATCCTATTATGGCTTCTGATGTTTCATTAGATTTTTTTAATGAAAAAATAGCAGAACTATTAGAATCCGAAGTTCCTAACTTATCTTTAGCAAAACCTTATGTGATAGCACGTGCTTTAGAGACTCCTTCTATTAATAAAGAAGCTTCTTTAAAATTAGAAGATGTTTTAGAACAGCATAAAGTTGCAGAAATTAGTTATAACCCACAAGCAGCAGCAACACCAAGTAAGATCAAAAATATATTATTTGATCATACCCCTGATCCAACACTAACTCCTCACAAGAACCCTCTAGTTCCAATGGCTGTTTTAGGTGGGCTATATGCAGGATATGCGAAGATGTTTCATAAAGCATTTTCTCATGGAGGGGTAACAGAGTTAGTTGCAAAATACCCGTGGATAGTTCCACTTCTTGTAGGAGCCGGAACCGTGGGATCTTTAAAAGTACAAGATTCACTGTTTAAATCCGCTGGTGCTTTGATTCCTGCTATAATTTTTGCTGGTATACCCAGTACTTATTTATATGCAGGAATACAAGAAGCAAAAGTAAGAAGAGGCGAACCTATATCAAAAACCCAGAATTTTGTACGAAAGCACCCACTTTTGAGTACATTGTTAACAACAGGAGCGATAAAAGGTACGCAACTTATTATGAAAAAAGCCAGCTTAATTTCCAGAATGGATCAGGATACGGTAACAAAACTGTATGATGAATTAATTAAGGAGAAGAAATAAATGTCAACACATGGAAAAACCTTAGACGATATTCTAGCCGAGCTAGAGACCGAAAGTCAAGAGAAAACTGCTGAAGAGAAGTTAGCAGAGGGTCTTTCCGAGGATACGGTTGAAGAAGAAGTAATTGAGGAGTCAACTGAAGAAGACACTAAAGAGACACCAGAAGATGATGAAGAGAAGACGGCAGAAGAGATTGATAAAGTAGCAGAAGAGATGGACGTTCAAGGACGCTCCTTCGCTCGTGCCTTTGTTGATGAGTTACAGAAAATAGCAGTTGGTACTGGCCCGTATACTGGTAACAGTGCGGATACCCCAGCTTCAGCCAAGTCTGTAAATCACTTGTCAGTCGGAGAACTTCCTGAAGCAGGTAAAGTCGACGCAGTAATTGCAAAGTTAAAAGAACTGACTGCCGCAACAGAAGCTAGTGTACCTTCTATTGAAATTGATACTAATTCTCAACCCGCACCTCGTAAAGCTCCTGATGAAACAGCAGGAACTATTGCCGCAGATTCTGCCCTAGCAGTAACTCACCAAGCCGCTCTTCCGAGCTCAGCTGGTGGTGTAGATATGGGTAAGCAAGCTGCTGATGAAATAGTAAACACTATTTACGATACATTCTTCACTGAAGGAGAGGAATAAAATTTATGAGTAATATAATTGACGAAAGAGTAGAAATTATTTCTCAATATGCCGCTACTGCTGATGATCTATTAGCACAAGAATATGGTGAAGATTATGAGAAAGAAGATGTTGTTAAATTAGCCACATATATGTTAAATCATGACATCGAAGCTGAAGAAGCTGAGGAAGTTGAAGAAACTACCAAAGAAGCAAGCTATGATATGGAGATTGAAAGACGCGAAGCTATCAGTGAGTATGTAAAGACTGCTTCTGCTCTCTTAACAGAAGAGCATGGCGAAGATTTTACTAATGATGATGTTGTTAAACTAGCTCAATACATGATCGAGTATGATGTCGAAGTTGAAGAAGAGGAAGCCGCTAAAGTAGCTTCTTACGAAGAAGCTGGACAGATCATGGCTAATGCTTTCTTAGCAGAGTTAAGCAAAGAAGCCGAAGAAGTTGAAGAGACCGAATCAGATAAAACAGCTGCCTATGAAATCGTAGAAAATTTATACGATAGCTTCTTTAATGAGGAAGAATAACTTTTTTAATTCGGAGTAAATATGACCACGGATGATAAATTAAAATTAGCTGCCGATACTATTCGTGCCATACGTGATGAATTAGAGGAGTTGCAGATGGTTAAGTCTGCACAGGAAACAGCTATAGAGCTGTATGAAAATGGCAGATTTCCTGCAGAACGAGCTATTCAGTTTATGCAGGAATACTCCGAGGGAAGTTCAGAGGAGTTAGAAATCGTTAAGAAGGCTATGGAGTTACAAAGCCAAGAGAGTTTTAGTTTTGGAACTCTTAGTGACAGAATTCAAGACGATGGGTCTCTGGACAATTTTACTCGGTGGTTGATTGAAGATTAAATATAACTTTTTAAGGAGAAAAGCAAATGCTTAAGCTTTTAAGTAACTTAAATATTCTCCAGCGTGTTGAACTTACTATGCCTAACTGGTCAGATACCACTCTTAAACAGGGTGCTTGGATTGGTCTTGGCGGTATTACCCCTGCTAGTAAGGGACTACTTGCCGCATATCCTATCTGGACAGAGTCTAATAGGAATAACACGTATGGATTTACACCCGATGCCGTTGCTACTGGAAAACTAACTTTACTAGTTGGTACTCACAGAGCAATGACTGACTGGGTAACGACTTCAGGTATCTCAGTTGGCAGTCCGCTAGCAGTAGAGACAGATGGAACATTAGGTATCGGTACTATGGGAACACATAATATCGTTGCTTACTGTGAAGCTCTGACGACTAGCTACGTCTACATGGGTACAACTTATTCTAACGTAATAACCTACATCACTGCTTAAGGAGATAACTAATGAGTAATATTTCAGCTAGCACTATTAATGAGCTGTTTATTCAGAAGCTAAATTCTCCTGATGGTATTGAGAAAGCAGCGTCTGAAGGTTCAGCGTTTATTCGCCAAAAGCTAAGAGAAGTTAGCTTTGCGCGTAAGATTATCCAGCCCGAGTATGTAACAAAGGCTGACTTGCAGAGATCAGTTAATCACGACGGTTTAGTGCGCATTGTTGATATTGAGCCCGACTCAAAAGCAATGACAGTAAACTTCCGTGGTCAGCCTGATACGAACTACATCATGGGTGAGCGTTATGAGATTCCGTTCTATACAATCTCTAGTGATGATTTCCAGAAGACTGAGGAAGAGCTTCTAGCTTATGAAATGCCTCTAACTGAAATCATCGAGCGTAACTCTGTGAAAGATATTCAGAAAATTGAAGATACCTCGTTCTTGGCACAGGTTGAAGTAGCTATTACTGCTAGTTCACTGTCTGTCAGTGGTACTCTTACAAGTGGAGTAATTTCTAAGGATTCATTCCGTCAATTGTTTAACTTACTAGATGGTAACAACTTAAGAGCTGAGACCCTTCTAATGAGTACTGAGACCTTTAACCGTTTATTCCTATATGATGCAACATCAGTTGGTGACGCGGTTGGTTCTGAGATTACAGTTAACGGATATACTTATGCTAGCTTGTTCGGTCGTAAGTTAATTGTTTCTAACAAAACAGACTTACTACACAGTGGTACACAAGAGTATGTATATGTATTCGCCGCTCAGGAGTTCTTAGGTAACTTCTGTATCTTAAATGATACGAAGTTCTGGATTGAGAAGAAAAAGAATATTATCACATTCGCTGCTTATGAGGCAGTTGGAATGGGTATTGGTAATATTAATGGTTGCGGTAAGATGACCTTGTATCCGTAAATATTAAGACCGTTATAGTTACCGGACTTAATTTAGAGAGGGAGAGTGTAAAAGCTCTCCCTCTTTTTGTTTATATCTTGACAAACAGGCGTTTAAGTGTTATATTTTATATGGGGTTCTTATGTTCGTTTATTTAGTTGAGTTAAAAAATGATATTCCAATAGTAGATAAAGATGCTGTAATAAATATTTTATTTATTGATAAATCTAATAATTCTGCTATTGTGGGATCTGGTAAAAAATTAACTATATTTAAAGAAGAACTCAATGCAGAGGATGCAAGGAAACAATACAATAAAGAAACAAAGCCTAAGAAGGTACAGACTAAATCGATAATCTTAAAGTCTTCAGGAAAGTTTAATGGCTAAAGGCGGTGAAAAAGCTCGGATTCGTTGGGGAAATACGAAGTACTTACTATCTTCGTATCTTGGATGGCAATTCTTTGAATTTATTCCACCAGCTACTGAATTCCAGCCACCTCTAAGATATATATTAGAAGATGCTGAAATAGGAAGTACTGGAGTTACATCCAGCACTTTGACTTATAAAGCACCAACTAGTAATTTAGATTTTATATTAAATTCAAGCACTGTACTTCCTTATAAGTTTTCTTTATTAAATACTTACAATTACAGAGCTAATTTAGCATTCTTAGAAATTAAAGCTGTAACAAATATACCAAGCTATTTAGACGGCATTGACGTAAAATCTTATTCAGTTGTTTATGACATAGCATTTGAAAATAACTATGAATTAAGAGCTGTATCTGTTGTTGGAGCTGTTGGTAAAAGAATAGTTATTCCAGATACTTGTGACGGAGGAACTTACTTAGTACCAGAGTCCAACTGTGATGGAGGAACTTATTTAATCGAAGGCACTTGTGTCTGCGATGGAGGAACATATCTAATATGAGTATGAAAGTTAGAAGAGGATTAAATCAAGATCGTACCTCATTCTTAGCAGAAGAGGGCGAACCCTTATGGGATACAGATACTAAATGGTTTTATGTAGGTGACGGAGTAACCTATGGCGGAGTAAGAATAAGTCAATTACCGGATATAGTAACAATAGATTGTGGAACTGCAGCTTTAGATAAAGCTGGCTTTGATTGTGGAGTATACACAGATCAAGTCAGTATAAATTGTGGAGGAGCTTAATGGCTTTTCAAATTCGTAGAGGAACAAACGCACAAAGGTTAACACTAACATTAGCTGAGGGTGAGCCTTTTTGGACAACAGACACCGATAGTTATTTTGTTGGTGATGGATCAACTGCAGGCGGTAATGCTGTTACTGGAGCATTCGAGGCCCATAATATAGCTAGCCACTCGGATACGACTGCTACTGGTGCAGAATTAGAAACACTTACTGACGGTAGTAATGCGGACTCGTTACACACGCACGCGGCTTCTAGCCCCGTAGAAGATACTATTTATAGTTCTGGGTGGAACGGTGATACAACTCACTCCCCTAGTCAGAATGCTGTATATGATAAAATAAATACAATGGATATTCTTATCTCAGGAAATACTTATAAGGAATTAGGTGGTCTTGGAGATGTTGTAATAGACACACCGGCAAATTATGAAGTTTTATCCTACAAAGCAGTCGGTGACCAATGGATAAATAGAACTGCTGCAGAAGCAGGATTCGCGACATTAGGTGGAGCTTTAACTGTAAGAAGAGTAGTATATACAAATGAAAGTGGGAATTTACAAACTTCAGCGACTGTTACAGATACTGAAGTAGATTATTTAAACGGCGCAACATCAAATATACAAGATCAAATAGATGCGAACGTTAGCGGTATCGCAGTAAATACCGCAGCTAGTCACGCAGAGTCACATACGGTTGTGAGTCATTCCGACACAACGGCAACAGGGACCGAGTTAAACACTTTAACCGGATCTGGCGATACTTCTTTACATTATCATACTGCCGATAGAGCACGAGCAAATCATACTGGCACACAAGATCTTACAACAATCGTAACTAATAATGTTGATACTCCAGTTTATACAACTCTTAATGATTATATAAATACTCAATCTTCTTCTATTATTTCTGGTTGTTTATTAACTGATGCGGGTTCAGGAAATATTGATATTGCTGCTGGAACAGCATATTTAAAAACTACAGATAGTGACATAGGCCAACTAGTATCAATAGATTTTACTGGAAGATCAGGATTAAATATAGCAGACGATGGAATACCACATTATATTTATTTAGATTATAATGCTGGGACGCCAATTGCTTCTGGTACAACTAATATATTTGATTTAGATTTACATACTACAATTCCAATAGGAACAGCACATAGAATTAATGGTAATGTTCATGTAACTAATATTCCTGCTAATTATAATGATATTGCCATGAAGTCAGCTTTTAGATTATTTGAACTTTATGGCCGTAAACGCGCTAGTGGAATGATAACTGCTGAATCAGGAAATAGATACTTAACGATCTCTGCTGGAGTATTATATTTTGCACATCATAGAATAACTACTGCTGCTATGGATACTACTGGTGCTGATACATTTGAACACTGGTATAATGATGGAGTATGGCAACATTCGTCACAATCAGTAATAGATAATTTACAGTATAATGATTATGGTACAGGCTTAGCTACCTTGTCTAATAATCAATATGGAATCCATTGGGCATATCTACACGATGATGGTGAGTGTCATATAGTTTATGGACAGGCCTCTAATACATTAGTAGAAGCAACCGAAGCGCAATTACCTGTTAATTTACCAACTAGTGTTACCGGTGGTGGAGTATTAATAGCTAAAATTATTGTAGAAAAAAGTGTGACTAATCTTTATAGTATAGGGTTTCCTTGGAGTATTGATATTCAATCAACTCCAGTTACAGTTCATAATAATTTAGGCGGTTTAAACTCTGGAGATTACCAACACTTAACAGCTGCAGAATATGCAAATGTTCATGCCGAGTCTCACACAGTGGCTAGTCACTCTGACACTACTGCTACTGGAACTGAACTAGAAACTCTTACAGATGGAAGTAATGCAGATTCACTGCACACCCATCGAGGGTCTAAATCATTTACTATTAAGACACCTGCTGCAGCCGATGACATGGAAGCGTTCTTCCATGATAGAGCCTATACAATTTCTAAAGTAATTGTAAGAGTACAAGGCGGTACTAACGTTGTTTGGAATCTTAAACACAATACTTCGTATACAGCCGGTAATGATGTATTTGGATCAAATAATACAACTACGTCTGGTACAAGTTACGGAACTCTTGCATCCTTTAGTGATGCTACAGTTCCTGCGGATTCGGCACTTTGGGTAGACTTAGTATCAACTTCTGGAGATCCTACCTGGATACATATTACAATATTTTATGAGGACGATTAATGGCTTATACACCTAGTAATGGAGCAAACGCCAATGTGTCAGCTGACTGGGATGTAGACTCACTAACTGATTCTAGACATAATGCCGGGGCCGGGTATGGAGATGGAGTTTCGGTATCTGGCTGGTATGATGAAGTAGGCGCTGGAGATGGATATTTTATGGGCCAAACTGGTCCAACGTATCGACCAACGTTTAATTTATCAGACTCTGATTATAATGATCATAGTACTTTGACATGCGTAACTGACGGATTTAATGGCCCCTCTGATTTAAAATTATGGTCTACTGATGGATTTACTATACTCCATGTTGGGGAACACGATGTCACTGGCGATGGCGGATATGCAGGAAAAAGAGATGGATCAAGCGAACAATCATATAACTGGAGAACTAACCAGGCTGTAATTTATGGTAATAGCACTTTGGCATTTACTACTTGGACAGTTACTATAGAGACTCCACAGATATCAGTATTTAGAGTTAGGTTCAGTACTGCTACTGATGGATTACAAGTCTTTGAGGATGGAGTTGAAGCTGGAAGTGCTAGTACAAGTAGTATAACTGATATAGATATGTCAGCTGCGGTTCAACAAGTTTGTGCTGCGGAAAAAACTCAAACTGGAAAAACGGCTAGAATTGTTTTTTGGGATGGCGCTTTAACCGATGTAGAGATGGCAGCAGAGGTTGCTGCAGCAGATGCTGAGTATTTAAACCCAGTTACTGCAACTGGTCAGTTTATCTCAATTACTTGATGAATAATAGGAGAAATGAATGGCTACAACAACAGTCAATTTAAAAAGGAATGACACTAGACCGTATCTAGATGCTACACTTACTGACGAAGACGGAACTGTAGTAGATCTGGCCGGTGCTGGTGTAACATTCACTATGGTAGATGCTGCCTCAAGAACTTCTATGAAAATAGAAAATGGCGAATGCACTATTTTAACTAGTGGTGGTGCAGATGGTAGAGTTAGGTATTCCTGGGCAGGAGCAGACACTAATACGGCTGGTGCATATCTTGGTGAGTTTGAAGTTACCTTCGATGATACCTCAAAGCTGACTGTACCTACAACTGACATTCTAGTTATTAATATTTTGGAGGATTATAATGCCGACTAATATACAACTTACTACAGAGTTTATTCCATATGAGGATGGACTTTATGTTGCACGTCTTAGAAAATGGTTAAATGATACCGCTATATTAAATAAGCTAGAAGAGCTTGAAGAGTGTGAGGATATTGAGCTTTATCATTATATTCAAGATACTATGGACGAAATTAATTATGAGTTTCTGCCAGCAACAAGTTATACAGCAATATCAGAAATCCCCTGGAATATAACACGCCAAGGAGCTATACTAAAGCTATTAATGGCCAAAGGAATATTGTCTGCTAGAAATACCTTAACATATCAAGATTCTGGCGGAGTCACTGTTCAGGATTATGATAAGTATGGAAGGTATATTAATTTCTTTAATCTACTAATTAATAAGTATTCTAGAGCAGTACATAATTTTAAGTTAGCTTCAAATATAGATGATTGTTATGGGGGAGTTCATTCAGAATATGGTATTATTCATGGAGAGGACATATACGACGAGTAATGTTAACTATAGACACACTATCAATTAGTTCTTTTGACGTAGATAAATTAACTATTTCATGGACCTGGACTGCTTCAAATGAAGATGAGTCTGATTTTGAAATAGACGTATATAGAGCAGATGGGCCAGGCACTGCTGGGTCTACTGATGGTTATACATTAGTAGGAAGCGGAGTATCCGCAGCACTGTCGTCATATGATGACACCACCATTTCTGGTGTGTATCATTTTGGTAGAACTTGGTTCTATAAGTTAATATTAACAGACACTACAGATGATACTACTTCTGTATTAACGTCTACTCCGCTATACGTGTTTTATGAGACTACTGATTTAGTTCATGCTGAAATCTTAAGAAGAAAAGCTTTAGCTCTTAAATATGCTCAAAGAGATATGTATTTATTAAAGCGTAGATCTTATGGTACAAGATGCACTGAATGTTGGGATGCAACGTTAATGAGAAGTAATGATCCCAGCTGTACCACGTGTCATGGAACTTCTTGGGTATCCGGATACTACGAAGCCTTGTTGTTTAAGGGAATGCTCACTCCCTCTCCAAAGTATAATCAGATAACAATGTTTGGTGAATGGATGCCAAGTGATGTTCTATTAACTATGTTAAATTATCCGATCTTAACTGTCAATGACGTTGTAGTAGATAATAAAAATATAAGATGGGCAGTTAAAACAGTTAAGAACGTTGAGAAAAAAGGATATATCATTGAACAAGCTGTTCAACTATCTCGTATAGTTGAGGGTGATATTATATATGATGTAGAGGTACCTTAGTGGCCATTCTAGACGTAACGCTTGATAATTATGTAAATGAGGGTAGAGTCATTTGGAATAATAATGACTCTGAACTTGACACAAGGCTGTTGTCCGCTCAAACACAGCTAGACTCTCTTAGTGTCACTTATACTGCACACAACCATAACGATCTATATTATACTAAGTCAGAGATCGATGAGGATTTCTCAAGCGTAAGCGGTAGCTATGATCAGAGTTACTATGTGTATAATATATATGCTAGTGGAGTATTATATACTGACATAATAGATTCCTCATCTGATTTAGTTACATTTAACTCATTAGCAGATTTTACAGAAGGGCTGTCTACCACAGCAATTTACTTCTCCGAGACTCCTGGTATAATCTACGACTACACAGACACAGCTAGAATATCGTTAACAGGGTCTACAGTATATCTGACAGGATCAGCTAACTACGTAACCCCTTTACACACTTCAGCTATATATGACATAGCGGGAAATTTACACCTGTCATTAGATGAAGGAATAACAGCAAATCAAGATTTAACTTTAGGCACTAATATAATTAAAGAGTCAGATGGAACTATTTCTTTAAATATATCTGGCCATATAGTAGAGTCTCTTGATCCATTAAAGTTCGAAACAGTTGTAGGCGGTGAAGCAGACAGAACTTATCTGACATTAATAAGCGGTGCAAGCTTAAGTGATGATAGGTTTTATATGAATGCAGCAGCCAGACTTTATCAGCCAATAGTGTATGATAGATACAACGAGCCTATTGTATCTCTAAGTACTGGCTCAACCTCTTTTTATACTAACTTTTTATATTTAGTAAGTGAAGATGACACTGATGCTACTCTTCAATTTTCAGTAAATGATACTAATAAGTTAACTTTAAAATATGAATACGATGAAGACGAAAACGAATTATATTTTGAAGATACTTTAAATATGTCATTTGGGGTTAGCGGAGTAACTTCATTCTCTAATTGTTCGGCAACAACCATACTTGATTCTGAGGGAGCCTCAATAGAAAGAGGGGTATTAGTTGCTGATGGTAATGGAACATTCCTTACAGAAGATTTAAAAGAGCATCCTGAGTATCTGCCTGATGTGTGGGTACCAATAGGGATAGTAGGACAAAGTGCAGCAACGTGGTCTGAGGGAAGCGACCCAGACGAGTGGTTAGATTGGTCTGGTAAATCTACCTCATATCCTCCTGCTATGTCTCCTATATCATTTTTATACGCTGGTTGGTATATTAAAAAAGTTGTATATAAATATGGTGATCTAGGGTATCCTACTGATATTCCAATGATGGATAGATATGACGAGGCTGAAGCACATCAAATATCCTTTAAAAATAAATTGTTCTTGATAACTAATAGTTCAGCAGAACCATCTTTAACAGAAACGGCAATCGAAGATTCGGAAACAGACTATATTTATAGATTTGGTCTTCTTGCTGGCGGAACTTACGGTAGTACATGGTATACGCACCAAGTTCAAAACGTTACATTAAACACCCCGTACTTAATACCGGGCAACACTTATGCGCCATGTTTAAAAACGAAATATGCTGGAATTTTTAGAAGAAGGGCAGCTGGCGGTATAATATATACCAATGGTCAGGTAGTTAATAATCTGGAAACTTGGGTATTGCTAAGTCCTACTAATACATAGAAATAAACTTGACAAACTATTCAAAAAAGAGTATATTATTACGATGAGACTAGTACCAAAAGAAAATGTAACTAATACAGATCAAGACCTTTTAGCTAAATTAAAAGAAGAGGCTAATAGAAAATCTGCTTTAAAGACTTCGTTAACTCCTGAAATAAGGGATTTGTCAGAGACCCATGACAAGAACAAATATTAACACAGACCATTGGTTTGATGGAGAAATAGTATCTGAATCATCTTGGGTTAATACTAATAATGTGTCTCTTGATATAAAGCAGATCTTTACTAGTTTTTGCCAGCAGTACTTTGGGGATCATAGCAAGTTTTTATGGAATGAAGATTTAAGGTCTACAGCAATAGTTATAGCAGATAAAAATGCCATAGATCTTGGTATTATAGAACGAATTCCAGGTATTCTAGTTTCTCGTGGAGGAATGCAGTGGGCTTTCTCTCCTGGCCAAGATCCAGGATTAGGATCTAAATCTGATGGATTTGGAACTGAGGATGGTAAGCAAACTATAAAGGGACCGTTATATAATAATGCAGGATCTGGTAAACGTTACACAGACATCGTTAGAGGCACTGTAGTATTTAACTGTATATCTAAGAACGGGTTACAGGCTGAAGAGATAGCTTCTGAATTATTTATGGCGCTAACTGCTTATAAGACAGAGATTTATAAACACGGGATTAGCAGACTAGAGGGCTTAGCTCTTGGTGAAGAACAGATACTGAGGTCTAACTCTGATGTAGAACTAACTGTAGTTCCTGTTAGACTAACATTTTCTAGTCAAAGAAGTATAGCTCCATCTGAAACATCTTATAATTTAACGGTTGATTTAGGCGATGTTAGGTTATATGAAACTATACATTACCTCGTGACTCCAGGCACTTTACGGGATTATGTTAGCTTTAAAGTAGCTCCTGAATCAGGAGTAGCTATTTCCGTTAGTTACTATAGATTAGATGTTCCTGCAACCTCTGTTACTGATACTTTTACAGGGGATGGAACAACGACAGAGTTTTTATTAAGTACGAAGCCTTATGGGTATTTTAAGTTATTTAGTGAATATATAGCTACTTTAACTTTCGATACTTATGTAAACACTGTTGGTGATAATGCCGAAGATTACTGGGGCTGGGTTACAGTTTCCGGTGCCTTTACTGAGGGTGAAGATTCTTACGTAATTTCTGGAGGAAGTTAGTGTTAAAAGACTTAGGGTTTGAAAAGCAAGCTGATTTTGAAAAGGATGCCTTTTGGGGACTCTTAGCTAGAGCGGGCTCTAAGATTTTACCTTACGCTTTACGTAGTGCAAAAGCTATGAGGCGCTTTGGTGGAAGACCTGTGCGGAAGAAGATGAGAACTTCTAGTTATACTATGGCTAAAGGTCTTGCTAAGAATCCTTCAAGTAAAACACGACACGGGTTTTTAAGACGTGGTGTTGGTGAGCTTGGCTTTAATATGGAAACTGCTTTAAGGAGTCCAAGGGCTTATGCTAGAAATCTTTGGACACAGACAGGTACAGCGTCAAGACCTTTACAGAGATCTAAAGTTACTGGATTGCAAATGCCTTCTTTTTCTAAAGGATTGAGTGGATTAAAGTTCTGGAAAACAAAAAAAATAGATACTACTATGATTAAAGGTGATAAACGATTTTATAAAAGTCGTCTTTTTGGAGTTAAAAAAGAGGTAACTGGATTTACAAATGAAGGCAAGGCGTTAGTAAAAAGAGGTCCAGTCACAAGAACTGGAGCAGTTCTCTCAAGTGGTCCAGCTTTTGGAGCTGTGGAGTTAATACCTGGCAAAAAAGCTGATGGTACAGCAAAATCTTTGGGCAGCCGCGCTGGCCATGGAATTAAAGAAACTGCTGCTTGGACTTTAGCTCCAGGGCTAGCCCAAACAGCAATGATTGGAAGATTAGGGTTTGAGGCTGTAAAAGGAACATCAAAAGCCTTAAAAAAGAAAAAACAAATTAATAATAATTTATATTATTAGTCGGGTGCTTCTGTTGTAAAACAGGAATTAAATTGATTAAACTTTGGAGGATCCTATATGGCGTACGTCAAACCAGGAGTTGAAATATCTCAAATTGAGACTTCTGTTACACCTGTTCTTACTGCTCCAGATTTAGAGACTTGTCTCTTAGGGGCTGCTTATTATTGGCAGGATCCAACGTTAGATAGTTCTGAATGGAGTGTTGAATATAGTGCTGGTGATGGTACTATGGAGATTCAATTATCAGGTTATAACTCAGATTATTACAATATCAGCGATAACGATGACGCATTAGTTATTGTTGATGCTTACGTAACATCTGGAGTTCATGCGGGGACTTTATACCACTTTGACCAAAGTAATGATTATGTAACAGTTTCTTTTGCTACTGACACTGTTACTATCACTTCTGGTCTAGCGCTGCCTTCTGAATTAACAGGTGATGCTACTGATTGGGTAATACCGTCAGCTAAAATTAAAGTTGGGTATAGATCTCAAAAAACTGATTTAACAAAAATTCAGAATGTCGAAAGAGTTTCAGACATTAGAACAAAGCTTGGGGAAATTGTTAGTTGGAACCCCTTAGCTTATGGAACATACTTAGCACAAATTAATGCTGGTACTTCTATCAATGCCTTTGCCGTCAGTGGATTTGCTAGTGACGACTATAGCGCAGGACTTGATGAATTAGAGCCGCATGAAATCTATGCTATTGCGATTATGGAAAGTGCAAATAATTTAGCAACTACATTAAAAACTCATGTAGAGGCTCAGTCATTGGCTACAAACAAGCACGAACGTATAGGAATTGTTAACAAAGAAATTGGTAACTCTGACTATATGACAACTAGTGCTGAAAAAGCCACTATTGCTAATGAAATTAAAGCACAGAATTTCGCCATCGGTAGTAAGAGAATTTTCTCTGTACACCCTGATGTTGCATATGTTCTTGAAACTAGACACATTTTAACTGTTGATCCTACTTGGATTGAGAATAGTTTTAGCGACTTTGTCAATCTTTCTTTTAGTACTTATGGAGCTAAAGCAAAATTAGCTACTGATATGACTTTAACTGATGGTACAAAATACTGGACAGGAGATTATATTACTGCTGCTATGGTAACTACAATGTTACATAACGGTATTCACTCACTCTCCTGTTATGTTCCTGTACCTGGATATTACTATTGTGCTGTGGTTGCTGGGCAAGTTGCTGGACAAGCACCTTCTGCTCCGCTAACAAACGTGGCTAGTGCAGGTATCTCTAAAACTTATGGTTCTCAAGATTACTTCTCTGAAGCACATCTGAATACCATGGGTGAAGGTGGTACTTATATTATGACACAACCTACGCCGAACTCGGCTATAAGCTCCAGACACCAGATGTCAACAGACATTAGCAGTGTGGCCAAGAGGGAGCTAAGTGTTACAAAGGCATTAGACTTTGTATCTAAATTCTTACGTGCTGGATTAAGATCTTATATTGGTAAATATGCAATTACCCCTAATTTCTTAAGAATGTTAACTACAATCTTAAATGGTCAGGGCAGATATTTAGTAAGAGAAGGTCATGTAAACGATTTTAAGGTTCTTAATGTATTACAAGATCCTATAGGTCCGGATTCAATTTTGGTCGAAATTGAAGTGCAGGTAAAATATCCTGCCAATTACATTAAAATCCAGTTGTTATTCTAGGGAGGGTAATTTATGTCAAGAACAAAAGCTGATTGGGATTTTAGCGTTGGACATGTACAAGATATTGGTGCTATCGATAATTTTGTATCTTCTGAGTCTTGCGTTGTATTAGCTGGTCCTAGCGAGTTACCTGAAAATATTGAAAATTTAATCCCTATTGGATTAGTGGAAAATGCTACAGTAACTCAGAATAAACAGCTACAGCAGTTATTTGAAATTGGATCTCGCGCACCATACTTTATTCCAGGGCGTACTTTCGTACAAGCCGGGCTTACTAGAGTTCTATTTGATGGTAAGTCGTTATTAAGGGCTCTTTACGAGAATCTTGGTACTACAGAGTATGATGCAATTACAAATCCAGATGATATGCCCGGTGCAGACTTTGATGCGTCTGACCCTGAATTAGGCGAAGAGTTCTTCATTAACCTAGCATCATCGTTCTTCAATAAGCCGTTAGGTTTAGGATTTGTTATACATGATAAAGAGAATGAATCATGGGGTGGTTTCTACTTGGAAGAGTGTTATATCCAAAATCACCAGTTTAGTGTTGCCGCGAACCAGACTATTCTTTTAGAGAATGCTGGCTTACGTGCATCAAGAGTTGTACCTATTAAACTTTAGTAGTTAGAGATTTAAATTTTAGGCTAAAAAAAGAGAGGCACAAATGTGTCTCTCTTTTTCTTTATTTAAAAGTGTCGTCTTTTCCCCACCTGTCTTTACGCAACAGTAAAGTTATTATTGCGTAATTAGCGAGGTCTGCTAATGAGTCGTCTATGCTTTCATCGCTTACTTCAGCTTCTTGATTATCCCACATTAGTTGTTTTAGTCTATTTATTTATCAGACATTCTAACAAAACAGCCCTTCTCTCCAAGTATCTCAATATTGGCTGAGCCGTAGTCGTGGTTTTTCTTCTTCGCTAAGCTGTATAGCTTTTTCTGCATATCCTCAAAATGACTTAGTGAATCCAACAGTCTCCGATCACAGGTTCTACTTCCATAGGCACTGACGGAGCATAATGATTAAACGCTTTTATCATTTCTAATGATAACATGCCCGCGACTTCATCAACTTCATCCTTATGTACTTCTAATAAAATTTCGTCGTGAACTGCGTTGATTATCATAGCATCATATTTGTTATCTCTAATTGATTCACTCGTTTTCCATAAAGCTCGTTTAGTAACACTAGAACCAGTACCCTGGAATGGTAAGTTTTTAGCAATGTTCATAGCATGGCTATGATGTTTTGGATTATCAAAATCCATTGAACTTAAATCTCTTCGTCTACCATCAAGCGGGCTAAATGCGTATCTTAAATCTTCTGCACTGTCGGTAAAATCTTTAATTAGTTTAGCGATTTTAGGGAAGGTTAAGAAGTAAGATCTTAATAAGCCAGATGCTTCAGGTATTGAAATTTTTAGAACAGCTGATAATCTCTTAGCACCCATTCCGTAAATAACCAGGAACCCTCTGGTTTACCAGAGGCCCGGACTATCCCTTTATGTAACGACCTGTTACTTGGTCTCGTGTGCAATGGTGTTTTTGATGACATTTCTTACATAGAACTTCTAAATTTTCTATATTATTATTTTGTCGATTATGATCTTTATGATGAGTCAGGATATTTTTTTCTGACTCACATCGATTACAAGTTTTACCATAATATTCAAAAGCCCGTAAACTAAAATTTCTTATTCCGTTTTTATACATGTGGTTATCTTTTCCTGATTGATTACCACCAGAACCACTATATGGTTTTTTAATTAAACCTTTTTTAATTCTCCACGCGTGAGAGTTAAATGCGTTTCTACATTTATCTGAACAGAATTTTTGTCTACGTTTTGGAAGTACATTGTCACACTTTTTACATACTCGTCGTCTAGTCTCTACACTTTCCTGCTTCTTCAGGCTTAGCTCGGGATTGCCACCACCATTATGTGCTGAGGTTTCCCCGAATTTGGCGAGTTTGTTTTCGGCATTATTTATTTTATTCATTATTCATACCGAAATTGATGGCTTTAGCGGCATCACGCTCTTCTTTAGTAATACTATCATAGTTTCTATTGAACAGGATAGCGGCACAGTAGGCATGCAAATCTTTTCCAGTTCTCAAACATTCAATAAACTTATCTTCTTCACTCATATGAGCTAGTAGTCTAAGTTCCTGATTTGCGAAGTCCGCTGCGACTATTCTATAGTCTAGATCTTGTGCTGTAAAAGCAGCACGATATACAGCACCTGCTGGTATATTCTGCATATTAGGTTTGGTACTGGCATATCTACCAGAGTCTGTGTTACCTAATTGCCAGAAACTAGAATGAACTCTACCTGTTACAGAGTTTACATTATTATCTAGAAATTCCTGTCCGTATGTAGTAACTAATTTCTTTCGTTTTCTGTACTCTAGTAATAGTTTAATTACTGCATGATTTTGTTTTTCAAGTTCTTGTTTATTAGTAGAGGTTAATGTTACATTACATATCTTAGGCAATAATTCCAACATTTGTTTAGGAGAATCATAATTTACCGTAGGTGACCCAAAAAGATCTACTGAGCAGTGTGGAGCGAACGCTTCATCCAGCTCAACCTTTAAATCAATAGCGGCCTTTAATGCTATATCTTTTAAGGCAAGCCATCTTTTTCTATCTAAGTGTATACCATTCAATTCTAACTCAGCCGTAGCCCGCACAGTAGAATTTTCTAAATGGGCTAGTTTACTCATATCTCTTTGTCTGATAAACTTGTCCAATTTAGTATGCAGCGGTAATAAGTATTTAACGTCATCACCAGCATACTTAATTTGTTCCTCTGAAAATTGATCACCAAACTTCATACCTACGAAGCTTTTCTGTAAATCCTTAGAGACAGTCTCTCCAAGATATTTATCTACTACTGCGTCAAAACTATGTTTTGGTATGTTTTTACCCTGTGTCAACAAGTAATCTGCTAATAATGTGTCTTTCATATTTAAAAGATCAATGTCAAAATTAGCCCTGGTCATAACATAGTCAAACTTAGAGTTGTGTGCTACTTTAGCAGTATCAGGCTTTGCTAGTAATTCTAGAACAGGAAATATACTAGTACCAAGTCTCGCAACATCTAGTACATACTGAGTATGCTCGGTGCCTATTTGTATTAGAAGTACTTCATTCGTATGAGGATCTAGTCCATTAGTTTCTACATCATACCCGATTATACCTCTAGTTTTTATAAACCTCTCTACTATTGGCACATCTTCTGGTTTTGAAATAAACATTTAATCTTCTTGCATATGTATTTGTAATTTAGTTTTGCGATGATTCATCTGCAACTTTTCAATTACTTGTTTTTTAATTTGTCTTATACGTTCTCTAGTTAATCCAAAATCATCACCGACTTCTTCTAATGTATAATTACGTATCTCTCCGATACCAAAGTACATTTTAATTATCTGCTGTTCACGTTCGGTAAAATCTTTTAAAATATCTAGAATATCATCCGTTAAATATTCACGCTCAACATCTGTGCTAGGAGGGTCATCTGAGCTAGGAATTATTTCATGGATGTTTGTTCCTTCTTCTGTTTTCTTATCAATGTCTACATAGTGAAACAATAATGAATTTATATCATCGAAGATTTCATGTTGTTGTAGTTCATGATGTAGTTCATCAAAAGATGGGTCTCTGCCTAAAGTTTGTTCTAAACTACTTTTGATTTTATTTATCTTACCAACTAGGCCGATCTTGTTAGCCGGTAATCTAATAAGTCTTGCATTTTCATGAATAGCATTAATAATAGATTGTCTAATCCACCACACCGCATAAGTAATAAACTTAAACGATTTAGATGTATCAAACCTATCTAACGCTTTCATAAGTCCTAAATTACCCTCACCAATTAAGTCTTCTAATTGAATACCTTGGCCTTGATACTGTTTAGCGACACTTACAACAAAACGCAAATTAGCAGTGATTAGTTTATTCTTTGCATGTTCGTTTCCAGCTTGTGCTTTTCTTGCAAGTTCTAATTCTTCTTCTTTAGTCAGAACTTTATTGTTTTTGATTTCGTTTAAATATTGCGTTAAGGCTGACATTAAGTTCTTTCTATTTTAATATATAAAAAAGAGGAGCCATTTCTGACTCCTCTTCATGGGCCTATAGGTTGTTTATTTTACTTTCTCTTCTTAGTAACTTCAGGCTTTCCGCCATTAGTAGCAGCTTTATGAGCACTATATAGCATAGTACCACCGCCACCTAGTAAGAACGCATCAGTAAGCAGCGCTTGCATTTGTACGCCTTGTTCTGATCCCCAGATACCGGCAACTAATGCGCCAAGTGCAAATGGGATTAAAGGCCACAATCTCTTAGGAACAGCGCTTTTTACATAGTTAGTAACAATAGGAATACCAACCACGGCAATCGCATAAATTGAGTCAAAGTCTAACATAATTTGTTATTTTCCAATATGTTATAAGTTCGTTACCTACAGGTAACGTAGGAAGTTATTTCCTTAATCAATATAGTATATTATACTTGATTAGTCAAGTTAAAAATTAAAAGAAAATACGGGTGGACTAGTGTCAAATCTATGCCAATTAAGGATATACTGAGATCCTATCACAGCCACAATTTTATTTCCTTGTTGGATGATATCATTATCTAGCTCAAACTGTAGCTGACAACTTCCATCTTCCGCATCCTCTGGACCTAATGTATCTAACATTTTTTCCAAAGTATTCTTTTCAGATGTAGTAAAGGCAGCTATTGTTCTACCTTCTGATCTTAAATCGATCCAATGGGTTCGACTATAAACATGACAATATTCAAATAAGAGCCGCCTGAACTTTGGGTTGTCCACGGCACTTACAATACAATCATATCCGTATAAATCTCTTTCATCTGTAATTCTTTTTTCTAAAGCTTTAAACCCATATCTAGCATGTAATACTGCTGCTTTAGGGTCCATTATATCTTCGTCTTCAAAATTTTGATAAGAAATATTTTTTGCTTCTACGTGGTCATCGTCTGCTATAGTTATTTCTACGTTACTGTCAGGTAATTGTTCCCAACAAATTAAGTCGTATAAATTAGCAGCAAGCCAACTTCCTATTCCACCAGCACCTACAATTAATATTTTTTTCAAGTTACTAGTTCTCTTTCATCTATGTCATGACATATAGCTGGTACCCACATAAGATGTTCCCGATCACCATTATAATAGTAAACACCAAAGGTCTTATATTTAGGAGAATATATAATGTATATTCCCTTATAACCGGCCTCTCGAACGTCTGTTATTGAGGGATATGGTTTGTTATTAGGATGTGTATGGTACACCCCTATAAAATCATACTTAGCATCATCGTTATAATGAGTGGTCTCTTTTATAACATTTAACCATTCTTCTGGGTGAGGCTGGTAATCTTCTTTACCATTGAGTCCTGCTATTACATTGGTAAGTGGTATAAACTTTTCTATGTGCCATTCGTTTTTGATTTTAGTGCCGATAAAAGCCCCGCACACCTCGTGCACGGGGCTTGAATCGCCATATATTTTTAACTCCTGAACTATCTCAGGAGTAATGAAAACTTCCATTAGCCACCAATTAGTGTGTTAGCTAAAGTGATGTCTTCAGCATTTAAAAGATCTTCAATGCCCACAGTGTCAGGATTAACCTGACGGCCATCTACATAAGCCCACTTACTGTTGTTTGTGCATTGCTCTTGCAACTCTGCAAGGGCCTCTGCACCAGTGCCTTGAAACTCTGTGTGACCTTCAGCGGATACGATCTTTAATGTGATTTCTTTTTCTTTTGCCATAGTTTTTCTCTTTATTTAAAGTGTAGTTATTTCTTTTGCTACTAAGTCATCGTTGTGTAGTGCATATAATCTATTTACTAGCCTATCCATACCAACTTGAGCAGCATTTCCTTTATCAACAATACAAATATACTTTCCAGAATTGTAGTCAAAGACCTTGCAATCATTGTGATTATTAGAGTCAGGCTCTAATGATCCTTTTTCAACAAAGTAAGTTCTTATTTTGCCTTTTATTTTATACCCTTTGACTCTTCCTCTAGTGGTGTCTTTTGTTTCCTCTGTTAATTTAAATAACTTAATGGTGTCAGTTAGTAGTTCCTGACTCTTCTTTAAAGCTTCAACATAAGCTTTTCGTCCAGCAGTTATAATATCTTTAACATCGTCTACGGTTACACCCTCTACTATTTTTTCATTAAGTAGTAGATCTACCACATCTAAAATACTTCTTTTATTTGATATTGTCAAGAATCTATTTGTATTACGAATTCTGTATGAGTTCCCATCTAGAACCATAGAGGTTGTACGACCTTTTCTAGTAATCGGGAATTTTATAGAGAATTGATTGTAATTATTATGTCCTGGAGATGACCCCATTACATCACTTACTCCACTAATATTAATACCACGGTGCAGTAATTTATGTAATTTTAACGAACATTTTCTAACCGAGTCTAGGAAATAATCGAAGTCCTCCTGGGTCTCAAAGCACAAAGCTCGCTCGAGACATTCATCAACTTCATTCTTATTAATACGATTTTCATTAATGTAGTATCTTGTAGAGGTCACACCTCTTGTAGAGGTGGATGATTTTATCTCAAGATTAAAATTAACGTTACCTATTGTACCAGCGGTGCTCTTACTACCCAGACTTAAATAACTTAAAAATGTTGCGTAAACAAGATCCCAGTCAATGGAATTAGGATCTGTGTTTCTTAACATCTTATCAAATACATCATTAAGCCATCTGTCGTGCCCTGTATAGGTATTCTTATCAATAGAAAGTGTTTGTCCTGCGTAACTAATAGAGTCCTCAGTTATATCAATACCGTTTAATTTAGTTTTCTTTATTGTTTCTAAATTATTAATAACTTTGGTTATCTTCTTAGTCATTATGTTTTTACTTTGAACTACTTTTTGAGTGCGTTCTTCTTTTTTCATGTGCAGTCTCAAGATAGTATTCAAAGTACCATTATCTAAAACAACAACTCTATCTTCACTAGCCTTTGTCTTTAGATAATTTTCGATTATTACTTTATTAAGCATAACCGGGGCAGGGTCTGTTAATACAGCTTCACCCAGCGTTAGTAATGGGTCATCATTACCTCTATTTGCCACAGTACCATCAGGACCAAGCTTGTAATATACTAAGTGTCCAGCATCAGCGTAGTCATACCAAGAACTAGTTGCTTCTACTTTAAACCAACTAAAGTAATCTCCTGCACAAAATTCTGCTGCGTTATGAATTCGTGGAGTGTTGTAATAAGGAAATGTACTTGAGCTACCGACTACACAATATCTAGTGTTATGATGTTCATATACTGAATGTATGTATCTAAACTTGTTATTTTCTTTTAATAACTCTAGTTGCTCAGGAGTAGGCTCTTTAGTAGTAATCTTATCAAAGTTTGTTGTATAAGATTCTTTTAAAAATAAATCTATCTCATTTATCTTTAATCCAGAAGCGTTAGAATTATATCCACGCCTGCTGCTTAAGAGCCAATTACCAAAACTATTTATTGGCAGAGTTGAGTCTTTGCCAAAATAAAAGTTTTTTGTATAAGATAGAGCAACCTGTGCATTACTAAAATGACAGGTACCCAATAACTGAAATTTATTATTGTTCTCTCCGTACCCTCTGTTTCTATCTAGAAATGAGTTATAACTGGAGAATCGTTCTTGAATTTTACTTATCTTTTCAAGATCAGCTAGATCTGTATCCTTTAATGAATCAATAATAAAGGTGTCTTTATCAGTAATAATAGGACAGTTACTTCCATAGTTATTAGTCTTTGTCAATGAATAAAAGAATTTTATCTTTCCTTTAGGTATCATCTTATTTATACTTTTAACTTGCTCTTCTGGCAAAGTTTCAAAAAGTTCACCTATGTCTTGATTAATTTCTTTTGCCCAATCGTAATTAGCTATAGCAGTTGTTACGTCACCCTGTGAAGTAAAGTTATAGTCATTATCCAGTAAAAACTGATGGTAAGCTAACATTTTTCCTGTATTAAATAAAAACCCTATATGACTTCTTAAACTACTATCCCCAGACTGTAATACTGGGCTTGACTTAAACTTAAACGAGGTCTTTTTAAGTAAGTCATAGTCTGCTTCTTCAAATCCTAGATCATATAATGCGTTTATTACTTTTAATCTACCGGACGGTATTCTCATATATTTCTTTTTTTCTTTTTTAGTTTTTAAGGATACTTAGTACTAAGAATCCATTATCGTCATTATCTGCGTTTACCTCTTTACCTATTAATTCCTGTAATGAGTTAACTTCGTAGAATTTAATTAATTTCGCTAACCCAGTATAACTGGATAGTTCTCCATCGTCATTTATATTGATCCAAAGTCCTGCTTTTTTAGATTCTCCACGATCCTCTAGAAGAAGGTCACTAATCTTGAACTCTCTTCCTTCTGCATCGCGGACTGTAAAAATGGCTTTACTGCTAGGACCACTCGGTAAATTAACTTCTTCTTGGTCAATATTTATGACTGTTACTGTCTTATTGGAGCGTCCTACTCCAATGTTTAAAAAATCTTTATCGTTCATTTATTATTATCGGTTTGATTATTAAAGAAAGGGCCTGCTAATTGCACAGCGTTTTGTCTAGTTGAATTAATGCACGCCATCATAGTGTCTGCGATAGCTTTAATTAGCTCTGCACCCTGATACTTCTTATGCAAAGTAATAGCTATATTTCTGGTAGTTTCTTCAAGCTCTGCCTGTAGTGCTTGGTTGCAAACACAGTTCTGAGGAGATCTGCGAGCTTCAAACAGGTCCTGCTTGGTTAACTTTGAAGTAAACTCTGAGTGGCCACATTTGAAACAGGAAGGGTTCTGATCCCTAACACATGTTTCAATATAATGAATGTGGTCACACTTTTTGCACTTGATGTAACGAATTTTTAGTTCATGCATTGTACGAATTAAGTCCTTTATAAATGTAAAAATAAGGGAGAGAAGCAATTTGCTTCTCCCCCGTTCAATATAAAACTAAGCGATGTCGCCTAGTTATTCTTCTTATACCAAAATAACCTAAGTTGTTATTGTACAGTTATCTCCATCGCAATATTTCAATCCTTTGCCATCAATATTAATTGAACTGAAGTCTAATTCTTTTAAGTTACTCTTCATTTCAATATATTGTTCCTTGGTAATAGCTTCGTATGGAGCCTGCTCATATGAATGAGTACCTAACGGTAAGAAAGACGCACTCTTTAAACGAGTTTCATATAACTCAAGTGCGCGAGGGAGATCTTTCTTTTCATTCTCTTGAAATGTGATAGTATTACTAACTGCATTGTCCGCCCAGTACTGCTGGTATTGCGCAGTATTTTCTAACTGTTCCCACAGAGTTACATCATATTTAGATTTCTCATAAAATTGTTCCTCTACTGGGAACTCTACAACTAAGGTTTTCCCACCTGAGTCATATACGTCATCTTCAATTTTATATCCAGCTTCCCTTAGTATGGGGATTAGCTCTGAAGTATTAGAGAATCTAATACGTCTAATATAATACTTATTTTCTGGATAATGTATACCAGGAGTGGCTCCACATAAAAGAGATACCGTACCAGATGGTTTTACTGTAGTAATTTTCTTACTAGTCGGAATAGCCATCCAGTCAGAGAAGATTTTATCAAGCTCTCTTAGATGCTTGTAAGATTCGTCGCTCCATTTTAACATCTCTCTGCGACCATGTTTACGGAACGCCTGTATAATACCTGATTGTGATACACCTATGCGTCTGTTCTTAAGCATCTTGGCATTAGTCTCTGGCCAATGTGTTTTAGCTAGAGTCATAGTCTTTGCATATAAATAAGCTAGCTTAAGTGTGCGTTTATACTCAGCCAAAGTTTCATGATTAGCTGGGAAGGTTTCTACTAGATTACATAGTTCACCTGATTCGAGGAAGATTTCCCCACAAGGATTAACACCCATAACAAAAGAATCATCACACCACTCGCCCATACGACCATTCCATCTTGCGTTCTCTAACCACAGATACCCAGGCTCACCTTGTTTTATTGTATTTTTAGTAGCCTCTGAATAGTCCATGCCTATCGTACAAGCTATAGCATTATTACTTCCATACCTATGTGACTTTAATTTTTCTTCATCATGCTTTAGTTCCATATACTCTTTATCTAATGGGTCACCTAAAGCTAGAGCAGCAGAACGTCTTACATTACCAGCTATTACACATTTCGAAATATAGTTTTCTATGTCTACTATATCACTAGAAGTAATTTCTTCACCTTCACGGCCTTCAAAATGTTTTTGAATAGTAGTATGTAAAACTATTAATGGTTCTGGGCCACTAGCAGTACCACCAAATCCTTTAATAGGCTCTCCATAAGCTCTTATTTGATCATACTCAAATGTAGGTAATGGGCCACCATTAAAGTAGGCATTTAGAATTAATCCTACAGATTCAACCCACCCTTCTCTAGTATCAGGAATACTATATACTAATCCGTTAGTTATTTCTGGAGTTTGTATCTCTAATTTCCCTGTTCCTAAAGTATCGAATCCTACTCCCACTCCAAGCATTAACGCGTCCATTATAAATTCATAAATTTCAGGCCCACGTTTAGCTATGTCGTTTGTACTAATCATGGCGCAGTTAAACAAAGCTGCTGCTGTTTTATTTTCTGCATAATTAGTTCCGTTAGCCCATAGCCCTCTACCGGCAGGTAGAAACCTAAAGTCCCACATTGCCCGGTACATAGCTTGTGCGGTTCTTTGGGCTTGGACATTATTCCAGCTTAAACTATTTTTTATAATATGCGTTTTTTGCATATTAAATGTACCCTCTACCACACGTCTTAAAGTATCACAGAATTCTTCTGTTGTCCCATCATCTCTTTTTCTGGCGTAAGTTCGTTTGTATGTTACGTACCCAAGTGGTCCCCACTTAGGTTGACTACCTTTAAACTCGTCTATAAAAGTGTCAGATAGATAAAAAGCTCTATGCTGAGTCGGTTGAACCATATCCCTTTGTTCCCCTATCTGTTTTCGACAATTCGTCTGTTTCCTTTAAAGTAATTTCGGGAACAGGTAATATAACCATTTGAGCTATACTTTCTCCCTCTTCGATAATAAGTGGATATGGTCCTGTATTATTTAATATAATACCTATCTCTCCACGGTATTCAGAGTCTATGACTCCTGCTTTAACTTTTAAAGTGGTAGTTGACCCCAGACCACTTCTATCGTGGAGTTGTCCATACCATCCTTTTGGTATTTCTACAGCAATGCCTGTTTGTAAAACTTTAGTCGAATGTCCTGTTAATCTGTATTTATATAATGCACAAAGATCTATACCTGCTGAGGTGTCATATCCTTTTTGCGGTGCTTTTGCTTTATTATCCAATAACTTATATTTAATTACAAGTTTTTTATTTTTTTGTTCAGCCATTTACTTTACTTTCTTTAATAGCACTACTGCTAAAATTTCTTTTACGTCTAATAACATTGGGTATCTTACACAAGGCCCTATCACTTCTTCTGAAAGTTTAGGATCTTTTGTTTGATCAAAAGGTATAAGTGTAAATATTCCTTCGTCATTTATATTTGCAAGTTCCCCTACATAGGCAACTGCGATATTTACTTTTAGTACTGGCTGAATTATACAGCCTACATGTTCTTTAGTAATCATAATATATCTTTGAGATACTCGTTGATCTCTACTAACCATTCTTTTTTAAATTCGGTAATTGGTATAGACTTTCTTGTTTCACGTTCCCAGTATCTTATAATAAGATCCATTGGAACTATAAAAGCCTTTGACTCATACAGTGTAGTAAAATGAATTAGAAAAAACGCTACCCCACCAAGTTTATTTGCATACTTTAAATACTCGTATTGGTGCTGGTGTATATTTTTTAGTGGAAATGATGTTTTACTTTTAGTTTCTTTAGCATCGTATGCTATAAACTTTCCACCTTTTAATATTCCTACAAAATCTACTGTAGACTTTTGTGGGATTGCTCCATGTTTAGTTATAGTTATACCCGTTGGTACTTTTAATATTAAAGCTTCGTCTGCTTTTCTATAACTGATGTTTGCTTTATTAGCAGCCTTCTCTAATTCATTACCACGTAGTGCCATATTAACCCAATTCTTTTATAATCATTATTTAGAATGTACTAACTTCCAGCCGTTTTGTACAGCTTTTTCTACACAATTATCTCTAATAATTGTATGATTATTTTTATCTCGGTTAACCCAAGAACTTACAGAATCGTTCCCTAGTGCGCTTCCATTTAGGCTACCCCAAATACTTCTATCAGTGTCTGGATGTGGTGGAACATATGTTTTAATGCCACCATATTTTTGTGCTGCATACGAGAAATGGATATCTTCGGCATTATCCCAGCTCAAGGGCGCCTCCATCCAAAAATACTTTAACCAATCATATTTAAAAAACCAGGCGTGTCCTACTAGATCTACTTCTATAGGCTCATTGCTTTTTTGCCCGTTCCAACCAATTTTTCTATGATCCCTATAGTTAGTATTCTTAGTTAAATATATGCCAGTAGTTCCAAGAATACCCTCGTGTGTTTTCATTGTATTAATACAATTCTCAAACCATTTAGGTCCTGGTATTGTATCATCGTCAAAAATACAAACGTATTCGGTTCTTGCTAATAACGCATATGCAAACCTACCGATAAATTTAAAGTTATGATTGCACGAAGCAGTTTTAACTCCTGGCAATGCCTTTTGAGCATGCTCTGCATTTTCTCCATTATACCACATCATTATATCAGTTGGAGCTATTGTCTGATTTTTAATAGCTTCTAATTGTCTTTCTAAATTTTGTGGACGTTTCCATCCTGTCAGTATTGCTGTTATTTTCATATCTCTACCTTGTATATGCAAAAACAATTTTCAACAGATTCAAAATATAATGATGCTTTTGGAAAAATTATTTTTAGATTATCAATAAATGGATAATGGTTATAATCATCTACTAAAATGTAAGTTTCTTTTTTTAACATGGATTTTATTAAATTAAAAGCAAAACTTCTTCCATTACCGTGTGGGCCATCTAGCAGTATTAAGTCAAAGGGTTGATTCACTAAATCATTATCTTCTATTGAATAAAAACAGTATTTTTGTCTAGTGTGTTCTTTTAATATTTGTGGAAATTTATTAAATTCTTCAATATTAAAGGATTTTTTATTTTCTATAATGCTGTTATAATATTCTTTGGTTGCTTGTCTTACAGGTCTTATAAGAACATTTTCTTCTTTAGCGGAATATGTACTATCACCGTCAAAAGATACATAATTTATATTAAGATCTTTAAGAAAACTTGTACTAACTCCTGAACCAAATTCTAAAACATTTGTTAATTTTTTATCACGTATTAATATAAAAAGCTGTTCAAAAGCTTCTTTGCATAATGTCCACCCACTATATTCGTATTTCTCGTAATTTATCATATACCAGGCTCCTCTAAATTTTCAGATTTAAAAAATTCTTCCCACCCTTTACTTTTTTTAAGTCCTATTCTGACAGCATTAAAGTAAGGATCTTTTATACTTCTATCTATATAGATGTTGTGATTAGTTGAAAGTAACTTTTTACTTCCTTTTAGCTCAAAATCATGAGGAGAGTATCTTGGATCCAATGTTTGGTTAAGATGTTTTTTACTCCATATAGACGGCTGCATTGTAATAAGAAATCCACTATTAGCTGATAATTTTTCTAGACCATTAATATCACAAGGTTCGTAAGTTTGATTTCCCCCTGGAGAGATCTGAAGTCTATCCATATTATGCTGTTCCATCATCTTTATATAATAGTTGATTTGGTCATTAGAATATACATATTTTAAAAAATAGTCTTCTAAAATAAAGAATATATAATCTGTAGGGCAGGCATTAATTCCTTGGAGCATTCTTTCTCCCCAAGCTAATTTCCCAGGAGTAACGGTTTTAAAATTTGTTTCTGTTATATTTGGAACTTCTAATGTCTCACTTACAAATATATTTTCTGTTGGGTGTGGCCAATATTTATTAAAATTTTTTGTAAATGCTTCCCATAAAACAGAATATTGATCGCAAGTACCTATTAATACGCTAAGATTCATTATACCATCTCCACTATTTCATCAATTGTGTATTGTGCAACTTCATTAGAATAAGGGCCCTCTTTAAGAATTTTTTCATGCATATTTTCTCCAGGTTGAAGGCCAATAGTAATTATTTTAATATTACTATTTCCATATTTTTTAATCATAGCTTTTGCTAGATTTCTAACAGATACAGATTTCATAGTAGGGCAATATAGTCTAGAATCTTTTGAATTTTTAAGACATTCAAATATTAAATCTACAGCTTGTTCTACTGACCAATAAAATCTTGTAGCATTACCATCTGTAATAGTTATTGGTTTATTCTCTTCAATTAATTTTTTCCACTTACATAAAACAGACCCAGTAGAGTATAAAATGTTACCATATCTTACTAATCTATAGTTTGTATTTGGAAATATTTTCTCATACTGCTCAAATAGTTTTTCCATAAGAAGTTTAGAAGCACCATAAACTCCAGCAACTTGTGCTGCTTTATCAGTACTAATTCCTAAAATAAAATCTAATTCCATATTTGCGGATTCTTCTAATAGAATGCTAGAACCTATAACGTTAGAATTTATACATTCTAAAGACTGTATTTCTGCCATACCTACATGCTTAAAAGCAGCAAGATGAAATATGCCATTTACGTTCTTTAATGCTTGTATACAAGAAAATCTATTAGAGATATCTCCAGTTAATATTTCAATAGATGGATATTTCATTTTTAATTTAATTAGAGACCCCTCATTACGAGCTAATACCCTAACCAAACCTCCTTGTTGTAATATTCTATCTATTAAACTGTCGCCAAGAAATCCAGAGCCACCAGTGACTAAGTATAATTTATTCTTTTCTATTGTAATGTTGTTCATTTCCAAATACATTTCTTTTTTAAAGTGTCGGCACCAATTAGATATCCCCTAGTTCCACCACCAAATAATTCAACATCAAAAGTTGACCCAGCATCGAGATAGGTATTATTAGGGTTAGCTTCGTGTAGCCTATGAGCAAGAATATTTCCAAAAGGCCCTGCACAGAATAAGAATAAATAATTTTCTAAGTCTTTACTATATTCTATAATTTCTTTTACTAGATCTTTATTATCTAGCCAAGCGTTAGTTCCAACTCTAAAATCTTTTTCAACTTTAAATGGTAGTTTATCTAATTTTGCTTTATGATTACAAACCATTATTATTTTATAATCATTAAATAGAGGAACAAGGGTTGATCTGTAATATTTATAGTTACCATTAACAAAAAGATTAGCCCAAGTTAGGTTTTCAACAGGCTGTTTACTTAGATCTTTCATACTATAAAAGGTATTTCCCATACAACAATAACACCCTATGCCAACATAATAATCTGAATGGATATATTGAAAAGATTTTAATAACTCAGCACGCCGTAGCTCATCTTCTATATTATCTGGTTGATATTTAAACTCTCCATTGGCTTTTCTAGTAAGATCAATATGATCTCCGTCTAAAATTCTCCACTCGCCATCTGCATATTTAGAAAAGGTAAAATGTTTTCCATCTTTTAAAAATTGTTCGAATTTTTGTAAATCTTGTCTAAAATTTTTCATGATAAAAATACCTTTTTAAAAGTGTTCATAATATTAGTTGGGTTATAATTAGAATAGCTATTCCAGTTTAGACTAAAATCTATATCTGAGGTTAAAAGTTTTTCTAACTGTTGCGCATTAGAATAATATAATCCCTTATCACCGAGAATTTCGTAATGAGCTCTATCTCTACCCTGAGTTGAGGTTAATATAGGTTTATTTTTAATTGAAAATTCTCCAACAGCTATTCCAAAACTTTCACCCTGTGACCTTGCATGTAACATGCAATCACAAGTATTAATGAATTTTACTTTTTCTGACATATCTGTAGTTGGATTTAAAAAGATAACATTTTTTTGTGATGTAAATTTATTTGTATTCATAAAAATAAAATAAACATCTTCGGTTTCTAACCTTTTTATAGTTTCTAAAACATACGGAATATTAAAAGTATCTTTTCCACCATATCTTCCAAAAACTCTTGCTGTTTTTGGTATATTCAATTCTTCACGTAAATTATTTTGATGGTTTGGTAAATTAATCATGTGTGGCACATAAGGATTTTTTCCATTTGACATTTTATCTGATAACCATTTAGAAATATATGCATACACATCTCCATGCGGTTGGTAGTATTGAAATACTACGTGTATTCCAGTTTTAACTTTATTGGAGTATACTCCATCATTAATTCCAGCTTTTATTGTATATAGAAAATCAATATTTAAGTTTTTAATTATATCTTCAAGTTGTCCGTGCGTCGTATAAGTGAAAACATTAGTAAAGCGGTTTTTAAATTTAGTAACAGAATCTTCATATGTTAATGATTCTTCAGATAAGTTTTTACAGATAATAAATGATTTGTTATTTAACATAGTTTCGTTAAAATGTGCATAATCAAAAAGTGCTATCTCTGTCCCACGTTCTGAGAGTTGGTTACTGTGGAATAATATATTCATTGTAATACCTCTGGTAATTTACCTGTAAATGGGATTGCTCTTTTCCAGATACTTGGGTTAATTGGGTGTAAGTTTTCTGTATGTATATTCCAATTTAACCATTTATCTTTAAACCAATTATCCTGATTAAATTGATGAGTATGTCCCCAAGTACTGATCTTTTCATAACATTCTTTATCTGTTAATACAAATGAAGCATGATAGCAAAGTATGTTAGGAATTAAATGTCTTTTGTAATTACCTGGATTTCTACATCTTGCAAATTTTATATTTTTATTTAAATTAATACAAATTTCAGGCTGACCTATAATTATTTTGTTATCTTCAGTTTCAACAACGTGTTTAAAATCTTTCCAAAAAGATATCCAATTTACTGTATAAACTTCATGGTTACTGTTGGTTTTTATATATGAAATAATATTTTTAAAATGATCTAGAAAATAAAATTCATCAGCGTCATGAGTAATTAAAAAATCTATACCATCTTTTTTTGCGGCACTTACACATGCATTTCTTTGATCTTCATCAACATCCCACACCCCTTTTATAAAAGTTATTTTATCGTAATATGGACTGTTTTTTAAACTTTCAGGATTAAAATTATTTATAAATTGTTTTCTAGCTTCTTTATTATATGACCAAGGAACATCGCTGTATGCTATGTATATCTTATCAACAAATGGGCCAGAATTATTTATATTTTTAATTAACCATTTGTCTTGATTAAAAACAAGTATATGTGTTGCAAATTTCATTCTATCCATCCTCTTGGTTTTATATGATGTTGATACCCAAGCGAGTCAGGAATATTCATAACATTTTGGTCTTTTTCAAAAAAATATGGATTTTTACTATAACGTAAAATATAGTTTCCAAAAAATATTTCTGGAGCTGGAGAGCCTCTTAAATCTTTTGGTAAATCTTCTATACTGTGTACTTCAGGTATATTACTGACTAAGATTTTTAAAAGGGATTTTTTAATAATAAAAGATTCTAACATTATATAAGGGTTTGTCAAGTTCCCACACTCTCCATAAATACGTCTTCCTATAAAATCATGGTCTTTAAATATTAATGCTAAAGCAGTATTAAATAAATCAATATCTTTTAAATAGACATCGTCATGTGAAAATATAATTATTTCTGATGGTTTTTCTAAACCACCTTTTATTGCATGTATACACCCATTCATAGCATCTAATTTATGATTTTTTCTAGTAATAAACTCGCTTAATGACGCTGAGTTAGGAACCGTAGGTTTTTTATCATTGTATGCTATATGATGGAGACAATTTGGAAAATAATTAAGTTCAACGTTTATTGTATTATTTAAAGTTTTTTCTCTTTTCCAAGCATTATGTGTAAATGTTAATTGTTCATTCATATTTAATCTTTTTCTAAAGAATTAGATTCTTTTATTATATGGCTACAATTATTATTAAGATAGCTATCATAATGACAACCATGTCCTTTATTTTTCCAATTACGTTCTACTAATATTTTTCTTTTTCCATGTTCTTCTGATCTTATAGGATAATGATTTATAACATAGCTAACTCCATCTATTTTAACATTTCTTCCCCATTGAGATTGATTTCTATGCTTCCCTCTTCCCATATTTCCTGTTAATGATAATAGCCAGCTGCGATTAATCCCTCCCCAGCTACCGGGCGACCTTCTTAAAAAATATTTTTGTCTATCTACACAATTTACAATACTTGGATCATCTTTTTCAGTAACCCAGTATTCTTTTATTTCTGTTTGTATTACTTTAATACCAGAATTAAAAGAATGTAATAATTCTTCTTGTAGATTTGTATTAGATTTGTGTACTAATATTTCATCAGCATCTAACCAAGTTACCCAATCATATAATGGTTGTTTAGAATTTATAAATCTTGAAATTGTATTAAAAAGATTATTTGGTCCTTTCCAAAAATGAATTTTATTTCTATCTAAGTACTCGTAGGTTACTCTTTCTTTAAAAGAAGTTATTATTTCTTTTGTGTTATCAGTTGATCCGTGATCGAATACATGAACAGAATGTCCAGAATCTAAAAGACATTTAATAGAGTTTTCTAAACAATCACCTTCATTATATCCGTGTATTATGCCGAGCAGTCTCATAGTTATTTCCTTTTTAAGAACGCTAGACTAAATCCACAATCGCTAACGCTATCTTTTAGATGGTGTACCTTTGTAAATTCTGATTTTTCCTTATCCCATGCTTGCTTCACTCCAACTCCTGCCCTAATCCTGGCGTAATAATCATGTCCCCATATATATAAATCTTTTGTAGATTTATTTTTAAATACTTGTAATTCTTTTCTTACATAATCTTCTGAGTGATCTCCATCTTGACTTATAAAATCAAAATCTAATTCTTGTAGTGAGTCTAAATAATTTAAAGATTCTTCCACATGATGTGTAAAATTATTAGAATGTAGCTTATCTCTATTAAGCCTATCTATGACATCAACTAGATGTAGTTCTCCAAATCCATTTTTTTCAATAGCGGCTAGCATATGGTTTGTGCTAACTCCAACAAAGTTTCCTATTTCTAATAATTTTTTTGGTTTTGCTAGCCTAATTGCACAATACAGAGCTTTTAACTCACTTTCCCAGGCTGATCCTGCTGGTTCTTCTGGATACCCTCCATAAGTGTCTTCTCTATATAGTTCTAAAAGATATTCTTTAGATACTTCAAATAAAGAATTAAATGCACTATAATAGCTTTGTATAAAATCTATTTCAGGGTTTATTTTATTAAATGGCATATTATATTTTTCCTTATTGGGGGGTCCTCCCCATTTTTTTATATAGTAATTTCTATTTTTAGAAAAATTTCTATTTAATTTTGGATCTTTTCTTATTGATGAAGATTTCTGGCTTTTTTTAGGAGTAAGTTTTATTGCAACTCTTCCTTTATTAATTAAACCGCAGCGCCTGCCATAATCGTTGTCTTCAAAATATGCTGGATAAAATTTTTCATCAAACAGCCCAACAACATTAAAACACTCCCTAGAAATAAAAAAATTTGAAAACGCACTTCCTAATACTAAATAATTATCACTATGGGGGCCAAATATAGAATTAATCTGCTCTAAAGAGTGTCCAGGTATTATGTCATCATTTGTTAGTTGAACATGGGTTATTTCTGGGTTTTTAAATCCCTCATTTAATATATAGTTCCAACTAGCGGCAACTCCAAGATTTTTTCCTGGGTTGTATATCTCTGTTTTTTCTTTTAAGTTGTCTGGTATTTTTATAGATTGGTTTCCATTATCAACTATAACCAATTTATATAAATCTGGCATCACTTTAGATAAATCAGCTAAAGCCTCATTTAGTAAATCTGCCCTATTGATGGTAGGTATTCCCATAAAAATCTTAATTGTGTCCAATGTTTAATTCCTTTAAACTATCAGCTTCTATTCCTATAAAATCTTTTGCTGTATCGTAGTAGTCAGTTCTAGCGTATACTCCAGTCCTACCTATATGATTCACTATAGATGGGTTAGTAGTGCAGACTAAAAGTTTTTCTGAATGGGCTAGTTCACACATTCTATAATCCCATTCATGGGTCTCTCTTTCTATAATTGGAAACGGTCTTCTTAAATAAAGTTTAGTATCCATTAAAAAGTTTGCCCCACCAATAGAAAGTTTTAATCTAAGTCCTGTAACTTCTTTTTTTGTTGCGTGATTATTTGTTTCTGTATTAAATCCAGATAATAGCCCCATATTTGGTAATTTATAATATATGTGATTTAGCGCCTGTACCCAGTTCTTGGCATACACCATATCTGAGTCTGACACAAGAAAGAATTCTGCGCATGTTTTCTGTTTATTAAACCAATTTCTAATCTGGCCTAACTTACATACTCTCATGCCGACATGTTCTGCTAAAGTAAATTCAGTACCACATGTCCACTCTCTTGCTTCATATTCTTTTATAATTGAAGTTGTTTCTTCGTCTGAGCCATCATCTGTCCAAAAAAGTTTAACCCACTCTGGTAAATTTGAATTAAATAAACTTTCCAAAGAGGGCTTGACAAATTCTGGTCTATTAAAACTTGTTATAAATAAAGGTACATACATTTTAAGGTAAAGTCCGGTGTAAAGGTAAAAGGGAGTAGCCTATGTGTATAGACTACTCCCCTTATAAATACTTATGAAAAAAGTCCATTCCCTGAGTCAGTCGCGCCAGCATCATTCGTGGCACTAGGATCGAGAGCTTGAATTTTCTTTAAGTCATTGCCGGGCTTACCATTAAAAGAAGATGGCTCTAAATAACCATTTACTTTTAGGTTTGCCATTCCTGCGACAATGTCCTCAATCTCTAGCTCTTCGTCTGTGTCTACTAAAGGCGATTTAGCAGCTCTTAAGAGATTCGCTAACATGCCCTGACCAACTCCATTTTCAACACCGTCTTTATTAATTATGCCGTAGTTGTTCCATACTTTTCTATTTTTGTATTGGCCATCAAAAACTACAAACGTAACTTTTACTTGAAATGCTCCAGTTCTTGCTTCCATGTATTCAGCATTTTCAATTTGCAGAGGATACCACGCTTCCGGGAGAGACTCATAGTCTCCATCATTGGATACGTTGGCTTCTGCAATCTTCTTCATATTTACTTTCACTTTTTTATTTCTCCGCTATTTCGATAATTCGTCTATAAGTAATTTAGCTTCGTCTGGTTTTAAATCAAGTAGGCTTTCAATCATGTAGCCTTCACGAAGCTTTTCTGCAACAGTGTCAGAGCTTAACCCTTTATTTTCTATTAATGCACTTAAAGTGACTAGTTGCTCTGCAGTTATTCCTGCTGTCTTTATTTTATTGCCTTTAAATTCAATTTCAATTTGTCGTCCTGCAAAATCATCTAGGCTGGTCTGTTGGTTAAATACTACAGGATCTCTTTCAAGATCTGCATTACCTAGATACTTGACAAACTGTTCATAACTAAACTCAAAAGAATTTGGTAGTGTATTAGTTCTATCTTTAATTGTGGATGCTAACCTTTTTCCATCCGGTGTTTCTTTTAATTCAAGAACTACGTCGAACATATACGGCAAGTCTTTTGGACCATCTGGCTTTAGACCAACAGGTTTCATAAACTCACCAGGTTCTTGGCTATACTCTACACGAGCTCTTGCTGTACAAATAATATTCAAGTCTAATGCTAGTAACTTCTGAATTAGTCCTTTTACATTAGATTTAAGTAATTTAAAATCAACTGGCTGTAAAGTATAATTCTTGTTATTATTTTTAACCCTCATTCGTCTTAGCTGTGCATCTTGCATCGCCTCGTATACGGCAGTGAATGGGTCTAAAATTAATGTCTTTACATCACCAGGATCTTTTAAAAGTTCATCAAGAGCTGCATTAATCTCGTCGGGATCATTAGTTTGAATTCTTTCAAAGTCAAACAACTCGCCATAGAAGTCTGTTCCCTTTTCAGCATCTATCATGGCTGGGCTGGGAAAATGTAAAGATGTTACTGTTTTACCAGAACCACTTTCCCCGTATATATACATCTTCAATCGTCTAGCTTTTTTGCTAGCTTTTTTAAATAAACTCATTTAGTATCTTTTTGGTATATAGGTATAATTTTGTAAAATTTGGTATACATCGTAAGTTGCTTGTACATCTTTTAAGCAGTATTCAGCTATCTCATCTATACGACCAGCGGCGAAAGCTTCTGCCACATTAGCTGCTTTAATCTCGCCGTCTTTAGGTGACTTAACCCCTAAAAATTCACAAGCTAACTCAAGAGACGCTGTTTGGTATCTATCCCAATCTGCCAAAATCTGTTGCACGTCGAAGTGAGGATACCTTTGGAACCTCTTTGTATCTGCAAACTGTTTATGTGTTGGTTCAATACCGTGGAACATAGATCGCTTCAATATAAAAGGAACATCAAAGCCTAGTCCATTGTAATGGACGAACACGCCTTTATGTTTCTTAATGATTTCCCACCATCTAGTTAGAATTTCCTTCTCTGTTCCAACTAAAGAAATGGAACCGCTCTCATCGCCGTATACTTTCATTGCTCCTATACAAACGATTTCTCCAAAATAAGGAGAGGTAGCCATTATTCTATTTCTTATACCAATTAAATCTTCATTGTCTTTGATTGTAAACTTGTCAAGTTTACGTTGTAAAGTTTCTTCTTGTAAATCGCTCAGCGGTGTTTGCTGAGGGATTGTCTCTATGTCAAAAATTAATATATTCATACTTTAATATAGTAAGATATGCTCAACTGTCAAGTAGATTGTTGTGCATTTCTACTAATTTATCAAGATAATTTAAATGGTGTAAGTTACCACATGCTATGATCTCTAGCCTCATATCATGGTTTACAGCAAAGGTTACTATCTTGCTAAATAGTATGTGTGGTAGCACATCAAAGCCCGTAATTATCTTTATTACTTCCTTTTCATGAGCTAATAATATACATTCTTCAGAGGCAATATAACGAGATGGACTTCTACTAGACCTTTTTACATAGTCTGGGTCTTTAATTGCCGTCTGTATACCGTCCTCGTCGATACAATACACAGGACTATAACTATATGCAAGTATCATATATCTAACTCTTCGTCTATTGGTGCTATGTAGAATTTATTAATATATTTAGGAAACTCTTCATCAATAGAAGCTTGTACTAGTTCTGGTGAATTTGTTCTTGCACTTAAGTGGCCAAAGATTACATTATTTACTTTTTCTAAATCAACAGATTCTTTAATAAACTCTATAGCTTGTGCAGTACTTAAATGCCCAAAGTTTCCTTTTATTCTATCTTTTAATTCGATTGAGTAGTCAGCGTATTTTTTTAATTGCTCATCGTCGTAGTCCGCTTCAATAAAGTAACTATCACATTCTTTTAATTTATTTTTTATTAAAGCAGTTACAGCCCCAGTATCAGTCATATATCCGAAGCGCTTTGACGAAGATATCTCTGTAACTACAAAACCCATACTATATGCTGCGTCATGCTTTGTACTAAAGCCTTCAACTGTAAAAGTATCATCGATTGTAGTAATATCTCCAGCTTCTATAAACATTATATCCTCTATGGGTATAGATTCAAAATGTTTAGGTCTGGCTTCATATACATGTCGATGTAAATATACTTTACATTTAGCTTTCTTATATAAAACATTAACACCTTTTATATGATCGCTATGCTCATGAGTAATAAAAATGGCGCTTATATCAAAAACGCCATCTTCATAAACTCTTTTTCTTGGAATACCGCAATCAATTAGTATAGAAGTTTTACCAGAGCTAACTCGTGTGCAATTTCCGCTGCTACTACTAGCAATGGTCTTAAGTTTCATTCACTAAATAACTCCTTGGTTAAAAACAATCACATCTATTTTCCTTTTATTAAATATAAGTGATTGTAGTTTCTGATCTTTAATATATCCTTTAGTATACATATCAAGCATCATTGCTTTTAAGCTATGGCCTAAAGACATATTCTGTTGCATAAGAGCGCTATTTATTAGTGCGTATGCCCTAGAACCTATAATATAAGTATGTTCTGAATTATTTAAATCATTCCATCCTATAATTCTTCCCTTTTCATATTGAGTTAAAGACACTGGAACTGTCGTATCATCTAAAAGGATTACTGATTCTGTACCAATTAAAAGACTCAACTGCTCAATGAATTTCTCGGACGACATCTCCTCTGCCGATTCTACTGCTTGTTCTTTTATTTTAGAAAGTAAATACTCTTTAAACTTTTCTTGGTTCTCAGCAGATACTTTTTTCGACCAAAAGAATTCACTAATAAATTTGTAACTTGTCATTAACAAACTAATGTTTCTAGTAATACGAGTATCATTCGGTAAGCCTTTTACCTCTTCATAGAATAATGTTTCATATGATTGGAAGGCTCTATCAAATAATAATGGATTAGTTTTTAATACATGATGTATATAACGACCAGTTATTCCAGAGAATAGATGACTTACACTTTCTACTTTTCTACCAAGGTCTCTATCTTTCTTTCCTGGTAGGCAGTTTACTTGAATGCTTCTTGCTAATGTGGAGGCTTCTCCATCTGGAGTATCCTCACCAGTACATGCCAACCAGCCCTTAATAGTAAATGTTTTCTGCATTGCCATGTCAGGACGTGCTCTTGATCTGCTTGTATTATCTGCATAAGTCTGCATTAAAGTTAAAGCTTGATCATAGGCTCGACCTAGATTACGACGTTTAAAATCATCTATTACATACAGAGCATCTTTAAACAGGTGTCCTATTCTTGATAGCGCTGCAAAGGTAGAGGTCCAACTAGCTAAGTTAGTGAAGTTTCCATAAAAGTTCTGGAAGAACTTCATTATATAAGACTTACCATCACCAGAGTTACCTCTAACGAAGTAAGTAAATTTAGTGTCTTCTCCAGATAAGAACGGAGCTATAATTGGCAGCATAGTGTGGGCTAGTGCTGAATGTGTATAATTCCAATCACTTAAAGAAAGAAGATTATTTAATCCTTGTTTAGCTTCATTAAATTCTTCGTTGGTTACTTCTATTATATTTAGATATTTTGCTACATCAGCATCTTCTAAATCAAACTCAATCGAGGTATTTTCATGTATGCCTGTTTTATCAATGATCACTGACGGACTTATATACTTATCAGGATATCTATCTTCCTCTTCATCCTTCCTGTAGCCCATCTGTAATACTACTCGCTTATCTACAGTATTACTGTATTTCGCAATACATTGTCTAATTTTAGGTTCGGCATTTATCTTTGTAAAAATACCGTCAATTCCTAATTTGTCTGTTATATGTGATTTGAATGCGTTGTTATCATGAAAGTCTGATGGAGGCATTTTAAATTCAGCAGCTGCTACACCGTCTGCATCTGTTTTTATAATACCTTTTAGATATGTATATTCGTCACCCGTTCCATCATCAACAACTACGCGCTCTTGTAAATCAACAATATAATTACACAATCTTTCAAGTGTAGGTGCAGCCCCATCTTCACCTAGATTTTGTTCATAGTAACTATTCCCACGTCTAATTAAATTATCAAATGGATCTTCTACATTTAATAAAGCCCCTTCACTAAATCCTAGAGCTTTTTTATAGAAATATATTGGACTACGTTTTGTACCAATCTCAGCACAAGGTCCAGGACACATACCAGTTTCTTGTAACTTAGCACAAGTTATTGGTTTATACCCGGCCCCTCCAACGGCATCCTTCATTCGTTGTATATTTTTTTCAGACGTTTCTTTTTTGTAATTACCTAGCTTAGGCAAAATACTATTAAGTAAATACTTCTCACCATCTTGAGTATCATATTCTGAACTAGCATTAATTAATATGTATGCTAAGTTTAGTCTTTCTTCATTAGTTAATACTCCAGTAGTAAATGCTTTTGTACGTAAGTTTCTTAATGCTGAACATTTTTCAAAGATAACATCAATGGTATTATGTGCAGCTATTAAACTTTTTATATCCGCATACTCAATAGTTTTTAGATCAACTGTATCAATAAATTCACTAGCTTTTCCAGAATGCTGGTGCTTTCCTTCTGGCCCTTTTACGAGAGAGCCCATACTTCCTTCACTGACAGACTTTTGTTTAGGAAATATTTCCCAGTGTAGTCCGTCATTAACTAGTTCTATGTTTTTCATAATACTATGTAATCCAACATACACTGGTGAAGAAGCTACAGGTTCATCAAAGAAGATCCAAACATGGTATCCTTTAAACCCAGAAAACTCTAGATAGGACGGGATCTCATGCTCTGTTAAAGCTGTTTGGATAAGTTCTGCTTGTTTTCGTAAATCAGGTAACCAAAGATCAAGATCAAAATTCTCTTGAATAAATATATCTTTATTGATATCTATATCAACAACAGCCCACTTTAATGTGTTCTGTTCTGGGATAATTTGATATAACCCTATAGTTCCCATACCTTTAAGGTGTCCTGATATAACACGGTCTGTTAAATCTTCATGGACAGGTACATAAGTTCTATTAGGCGTTTGAATAGCATACACATCTGGCCTATGAACAAAAAGTTTTCTAAAAACGTCTATATTCATTTTATTCTAATAACTTCCCATTCAACTTTTTTATTATTGACTAACTTTTTTATCTTTTGCTGAGTCTGGCTAAGTCTGGCTTTACCAGTTTTAACTTCAACAAAAGTAATACATTCGTCTCCAAATACAATATAATCAATAGGGTTACCTAAAAATTGAGCTTGTCTTGGATTATGTTTGAAGTCTTTAGTAAATGGTAGCATCTTTTCAACCATTTGTCCTGTGCGGACTTCTGAACTTTTCCTATGGAAATGTTCTTTTTTATTTTGTTCCTGTAGGTCATCAACCTTCAGATCTAACGTCTTCACCAATTGTTTGTATTTTTTTACTTCTACAAACCTGATTACCAATAAGACTGTTAGTAATACGATAAGTACTGTAGTCAAGATCATTGCTGATTCCTTATTCTTTTATCACACATGAAGTTACAGAAAACTCCGCACTTTAGTTTGCCATTATCAAAGGTTTCAGCCTTGTATTCCTGAATTTCAACTAAAGTTTTAAACAAATGTGTCTTATCTAAAGGACAATCGATCTTTAAGTGTTGTCGTATTAAGCGTTTAAGATTTTCAGGCTTATTCTTGATAAGGCTATACAGTATCTTATTTTTCAAGTATTGCCTAATATAAGGCAATGCTGCATCTGGATTGTCCGTTGTATCCTTAATCATACTAATAATCTGATCATTTGGCAAGACTAATTTGAAATCATTTGGAGAAATATTTTCAAGTTCTTTATTTATTCTATCTCTTAAATATTCTTCCTTATCCATACTGATACCTGGACGTCCTGTTCCATATCTATCAGCTATACGTAAATCAATGAGATTATGTATATTTTCTGGGCTAGCCCTATTGATCAATCTTCTAACAGCGGCACTTGATAAACGTCTAGATGCATCAAATAGGTGTAAATTAATTAAAGAAGTTATTTGTCTAATAAAATCTTTCTTAAATCCCCATTTAAATAAAATGCGTTCTGCTAGGAAAGAGCTCGCCTTTTCATGTCCATAGAAATGAATCTCATTTTTAGTATTATAAGTCATACATTGCGGCTTACCTATATCATGTAATAACGCAGTTGTTCTTATAATCTTACATCTTGGATGAGATAATTTTACAGAGTCTATTGCATACATTAGATGTTGATACACATCTAAATTCTTTCTTTTGTTAGTCTGCTCGATTCCAACACATAAAAGAAGTTCTGGAAAGAAATCATCCAGAACTTTTGTAGACCTAAGTATGTTAAATACTTTACTAGGTATTTCTACTCTAGTAAAGATTTTATTTACTTCTCTGTATACCTGAGTAGAATGTGTTAATGCTAGTTTGAGTCTGTAATCCTTTATAGCCTCATGTGTCTTATGCTCTAGCTTCCACCCCGTTCCTAACACTCCTGCTAAAACAGGCCCACGTAATATTCTAATCTTAGATTCTAGAATTCTATTATATGGGTTTCCTACAAAGCGTATTAGCTTGTTCTCTATATCCTTTTTACCGTTATGATAATCATACCATTTATTTTTTAATGGATCAAAATAAAGTGCATTGATAGTAAAGTCTCTAGAGTTTGAATCCTCTTTTAAAGAGGTTGTATATTCAAACTTATAGTAAGTATTATCAAGAGTTACTTTCTTTAGTGGGTATAAATTTATGTATAATCCTTTATACATAATAGTTACGTAAGTTAAAAATGGATCTGAATGTTTGATCTTATTTTTAAACTTAGCTTGTAATTCTTGCATGTTAGAAACTACCGCAAAGTCATAACTCATAATAGTTCGGCTTAACTTTAAATCTCTTGCGGTACCACCACAAACATATGATTTTATATCATGCAATAATAGATAGCGTGCAATATTTTCTAGCATATTACTTACCACCTTTCCACTTCGCACCACAAAAATCTGTTACATCCTTTATACTTCTAACACGAGATCTAAGTTTATGGTTTTTACATAGACATGTTATATGAGTATAATCATACTCACCGCTATCACGAGCTATGGTGAGAGATTGTTGTCTTGTCTTACCCTCTATTTGAGGAACGGTCCAACGTGCTCTTCTACTTTTATCTCGCTCTGCTTTCTTTACGTGCTCTACACAGCACAAACCTCTACGAGCTGACCCATAATATACAAAGTATATACAATTACCACAACATTTTACAATTCTATGTCCAGGACGATTTTTTTCTCTTTTTGCTATTTTGTCTTTGTTTTCTAAAATATCGTCTTCGTCAAACATGTCTTATCCTAATAGGTGTGGTTTTGATTCTGCTATTCCAGCATTGGTTACTTCCATAAATTCTGCACGTTCTTGGAATGATTTAATATCAATAGCACCGACATAAGACATTGCTGATCTTAGCCCATACATTAAATCATCTATGATACGTTCTACTTTTCCTTTATACGGAATTTGTTTAGAGTTACCTTCAATGTTCTTTACCTCTTCGCCTCTAGCTTTTTTAGCTGAGGCCGAGGCGGATCCCCTGTACTCTTTAAATAATACTTCATTCGGCCAAGTTCCTTGACGCTTAATATCTCCAGGACTTTCTTTTGTACCAGCTAATAAAGATCCTAAGATTACTGTATCTGCCCCTGCTGCAATAGCTTTTGCAAAGTCACCTGGGGTTCTAATTCCTCCACATGAAATAATAGGTGTATTTCCAGATACTTTTTTAATCTCCTGTAAAGCCGTAATCTGCGGAACTCCGCAGCCTGTTTTAACTCTAGTCTCACACAATGAGCCATTGCCCTGACCAACTCTTAAAGCATCGGCTCCCCAAGCTATTAAAGCTTCTGCGGCTTCAGCAGTCGAGATAGACCCAGCAATAAATGGTATAGTTGGATATAATGGTTTAAGACGTTTAAGAGCGTTCTCTACCAACATGTGATGTCCGTGTGCTACGTCTATTAATATAACAGTAGCTCCAGCGTCTATTAGTTTACTAGTGTGTAATCTATAATCTCCTGTTACTCCTATAGTTCCACCAACTCGTCCACATGATTTTTCTATACATGCGACCTGTTCTTCAATTGGCATAAACCTGTGGATAAATCCAATTCCACCTAAATCTCCTAGTTTATCTGCCATAGCTTGCTCTGTTACAGTATCCATAGGGGATCCAATTATTGGTATACGTAGTCCACTAGTACCTGCCAAAATAGTATCAGTATTACATGAATCCCTTGAGTCTATTTTGCTATATCTAGGAATGATGGTTACATCGTCAAATGTTAATGCTTTTTTCATTTGTGCAGTTTACCTTTAATGTGCGTAATTTCATGTTGGCAAATCTTAGCCCAAGGGCCTTGCTTGCCGTAGAATTTAATTGTTTGTAGCTCGGGATTATCTAATTCTTGGAATTGGATAGTTGCATTGAGTTTTCTCTTTACATCAAACACCACGTCTGGCTGGCTAAGACACCCCTCAGTGCTTCTATAAGTTTTACCGTTTGTAACAACTACAGGGTTAATAAACTCTTTCCATCCCCAAGTATCTTTTTCTTCCCCAGGCCATATCATAATTAAGACAGAGGGACAGGGGGAGTCTTTATCCCAAATTTGATTTGCAGCGATACCAAGACATTGCTCTGTTCCTATATCTGTAGCAGTGTCTTTCATATTAGTAACTAGGTCAACTAACTCTTGTGGCCAATACTTATGAGTTGACATTGGCGAGTCAAGAACAGTGTCTACATTTACACATTTAGTTGTTAGTTGCTTTCGACCATCTTTATCTGTTGCCAGATTAATTGGTTTGATCATAATTTTCTAAGAATCCTTCTTCGTTTTAAGAACTGTCTATGTAGAAGATCGACTTTTTTATCATCAAAGTCAACCATTATTGCAGAGTTTTTTCCTTTAGCTTTTCTCATCAATCTGCCAGCAGTTTGTTTAATTTTAATTTCAGACTGCATTGGTCCTGCTAGAAAAACTATTTCTAAATGAGGGATATTTATTCCAGTACTAAATAACCCATAAGTAGAAATAACTATGTTTTTCTTTTTAAGTAATAAATCTTCCATTACTTGTTTTCTATTTTTCTTTGTCATCTTAGAAGTCAATATAACAGAATCTTTAATTTTGTCCTGTAAATATTCAACTTGAGATAGTCTGGAACATAGAATACAAATTGGTTTATCTTTATAGTCTTTTAGAGTTTCTAATATTAGATTATTTCTTTCTTCATCTAAACTTAAATCCGACACCATGTCTTGGTATTCGGAGGTTTGCATAAGAGGAAAATAATAATCAGTTTGAATTTCTCTTAAGTCTGGCTTCATTAAAACTTTTTTTAATCTATCTTTATCAACAACATGAATTCTAGGACCAGTAGCAAAGAATATAACATTTGTAAGACCATCTTCTCTTTTAGGAGTAGCCGAGAATCCAAATTTATATTTTGCTTTAAGCTCTGTCATCACATTATAATAAGAGTCTGCAGCTATTATATGTGTTTCGTCACAAATGATTTGTCCAAACTTCTCATTTATTAAATCTATTTTACTAAAACCATCATCAGTCTTTATAAATGATGCTAGACTTTGTAGTAACCCTACCGTTATAGGTTTTACTTTAAATGTGCCACCGCCGATAAATCCAATAGCATCTTCTGACACATTTAAATATTCTGCAATAGCAGCTCTTGTTTGATTTGCTAGTTCCGTGGTGTGAACTAATACTAAAGTATTCTGTCTTCGTCTTAATATAAGTTCAGCAAAAGCTATAGTCTTGCCAGATCCAGTCATTGCCTCTACTACGCCAACACTTTTTTCCATACAAGCAGAAACTATCTCCTCTTGATAATCTCTTAATTTAAATCCTTTATGAGGTTTTAATTTAGAAAAATATGCTTCGGATGTATGGGTTACTCTATTGTCTATTATGTCTGCTTTAGACATTGAGTAGGAAAATGTAGATGTAATATATGGCAATGCGCCTATAGGAACTAGTAGTCTGTCTCCGTGGTGCTTATAAAAAGTTAAGTATTTTGTTATCTTGTGAGCATTTAATCCTAGCCTGGTAAGTTCAATGAGCTTAGGATTAGATATTGTTAAATATCTTTTTATGTGCTCTGTTTGAGATCTTGTCAGGTCAGTAATAATTGCTAAGTTCGTTATATGTATTATCATAAGTATAGTATAAAAAATTGAGCTTTAGATATCAAGAGGTACTGTCATTATATTTCTTATACCAAAATATCATTGTGTACTTGACCTAAGCTTCTTAGTATACTATATTTATATATAACATTTAACTTTAACCGGAAATAACTAATGGGAAAATATTTAGAACAAATCGTAGACATAGGATACGCCACAGAAACCTTTGAGTTTTTAGGAGGAAAAGCTACTTATACTTTACGTAGTATAAGTGCTGACATACAGCTGGAAGTCGAACATTACATGAAAAGCGTGGATGGTGGAACTGCAATAGTACTACACACTTACAGCATTGAGCTACTAGCCAGACTACTGGAAAAATACAATAACGTAGCTGCAGATGATGTAGATAAAAATAGACTGTTATTAGGAAATCAGCCAACATCTTTAATTGATAGCCTAGTTGAGAAGTGGCAAGAGTTCGAAAAGCTTGTCGCTAAAGAAGTTACAGGAGAAGAGATTGAGAACACTTTTTTCGAGACCGCCTCAACTTCTTCAGACTCAGAGCAAAAGCCAACGGAATAAATCCTGGACCAAAGGGTAGTTTAGAAGAAACTGTAATAATACAATATCTATCTAGAGAAGATAATATTGAAAATTTAAGATTTAACTTATTATTACAGTCCAACCTATTAGATGCAAGCAATGCTCAAGATGTTGAGGCTTTTAATAGAGTATTACAAGAATATAATGATGTAATATCTCTTAAGCCTAAAAAGACTTTCAAGACACAAGAACTAATGAATGATATGAAGAGTTTAAATAAAAAAGGATTCTTCGGAGTAAAAGTAAAAGCTAAAAAAGCTGGAAAACATATAGAAAGTGATTTTCAAAAGGATGTTTCAGCCCTCGCTAAGGACGTAACTCATGGCAGAAGAAGTACTTAAGTATAAAATTGAAATAGATGATGCAGATTTAGCTAGTCAATTATTTAATATAAGAGACCAAGTTAATGGCGCCTTGATGGGCGAAGGTGGTGGATTCGGCAGTGGTAGATATATAGCACCACTTAATCAGCTCAATGACTCCATGTCAAAGAAGAGTGTGGTTGATTATATAGCCGACCTATCAGATAAATTTCAACAAGGATCTGGTAATTTTTCTGCGTCTTTATCAGAATTTCGTGAAGGGGTTGAACATGGAATGCAAATGTTTAACCAAACTCGTGCTTCTTTAGGACTAACTAATAGCCCTATAATGGATATTCCTTATGGCCCAACAAATCAATATAATCAACTTTTAAACAATATAGGCGAAAGAAGCTTCTTTAGCTCAGTCGCTGGTGCGGCTGTTGGTGCTGGCTATAACAATGATATGCCAATGTCAAAAGGAGAATATAGACTTAAAAGCTCTCAAGGTATTTTTAGTGCAAAAGGAATAGCGGAGGGACTTCTTGGAGCCGGAAGTGGTGCTATTGGGTTAGGGGCTGGAGCCATAGCTGGCGCCGCAGCTGGATCGGCAGGCGGGCCTGTGGGGATTGGCGTTGGTCTTGCTGTTGGGTTGGGCTTAGATTTAGTAGGCAGTACTTTAGCTAAAAATGAGAGACAGGCCATGGATATGGGTGGTGCTATAAAAGCACTTTCTGGGTCATTTACTGGGCCAGAATTTTCAAGTTCTGATGCAACGAGTGCAGCTAGAAGTATATTAAATACTAGATTTGATAAAGAACCTTTAATTAAAGGTATCGACTCAGATGAAATTCAAAGAGATATTTTAGGATTTGCTAATGCAGGAGGATACTCTGGAACTAGTTCACCAGATGCTTTTATAAAAACTACTAAAGATTTAATAAAAAATACTAAAGAAGTAATGGACGCCCTTAGAGTATCTCGAGATGAGGCCGTTAAGTTTATGGCAGGAATGCAGGGCCTAGGTATAAGTGTAGGCCAATCTGGAGATTATGCGAATACTATTCGTGGAGTTAGTATAGCTACCGGAAGTTCTCCAGAAAGAATGTTAAATTATCTACAACAAGGTTCTGCCGGATTAGGACAAATGGGAGTCGACGCTATCCCTGCTCAAAGTATGTTACTACAAACGAGAATGCAGGCAGAAGCTTTAAAAGAAAGCCCATTAGGACGAGAAACTATAAGAAGGTATGGTGGTGTAGAAAATGCTTCTATGGCTATGGCACAACAACAGACTCAATACGCCACCACTCCATTAGGAATGATGGCTTATGGTGGAATAGAAGCTGGAGCTTTTAATTTTAATGATCAATTTATTGCATTCTCAAATAAGTATAGTGACGACCCTACTAGTTATTTTGGAGATTTATATACTGCGCCAAATAGAGCTGCTAATATAAATCATTATGCAGCCAATGCCGCAAGAATGGCACCATTTATTGAGCAGTATACAGACTTTGGTATAACTGATGAAAATACTATGAAGCAGTTCATGCTACAGTCAGGCAGATTCAAAGGCGGTAGGGTTGAAATAGATGCCGCAATGGAAATGTTCAAAGAGGGGCCTGAACGATATCTTCAAGAGGTAGGTCAATTTGCTGTAGAAAAACAACAGCATGAGATTTTAAGTAATAAAGTTGGGATAGGTACCGGGATAAAAGCAGATATTAAATCTGGCTGGCATGATATGACATTCGGTATTACAGACACTGTTGGAAGAAGGTTCTTTGGTGGAATAACAAGAGCTATAAAAGGTAAACTAGACGATGTTTCAACAAGCCTAGCTGGTCTTGAATCCGTTGAATTTAACACACCAAAGTTATTCTTAGGAGAAGATAGCGAAGAACTGACAGACATAGAAGAAGATTTCAATAAAATAATGGAGAGTCAGTCCTCAGCTAGTGCATCAAGAACTCTTCAAGTAGGAAAAAGAAATACTTTTTCTGCGATGTTTGCTGGAGCATATGCTAAAACATATACAGGAGAAGACGCAGAGGAACAAATAGAAGCTATAGAAGAATATAAAAGATTAAAAGAAGATCGATCTGGTGATGATTTATTTATAGGCACGAGAGGTGCTGCTAAAGCTCGTAGAGCAATAACAGGCTTGGGAGCGTCGAGTGGAGCATTAGTTGGTTTTTCAGCAAGAGATACTAGAGCCTTCGAAACTGGAGCTCTATTAAAACAGGATCCGTCAAAGCAGATAGATTATTGGTCTATAAGAGGTTATGGTAAATATTGGGATGAGCTAATCATAGAAGAAAAAAGAAGAGTAAAAGGACACATGCATAGTGAGAAGGGGAATGAAGAGTTTTTGTTCATGGAAGTCATAAATGAATCAAACCAATCTGACACTACTGAGGAAGCCTCTAGAACTTCATTAGCTATTTCCGTATTAGACCAAAGGATAGATGATAAGTTAGGTAAATACGATGACTTTAGTAATGCTTTTGAAAGTAGAGAAATTGGCGGCGATGATGACTTTAGTGGATTACGAGACATATTAAATGATATGGGCGGCGAAGAACTATTCATGGTTAAAGATGAAGAAGGCTTTAATATGAATTGGTGGAACATAGATTTAGAAGCTATGGATAAACTAGCAACTGATGAGAATATAGGAAAGTTAACCACAGGCCAACGAGAGACATACTATAGACAGCGAAGAGCTTTAGGCAAGTTCTCAGAAAAATATGGAAAACATAAAGACCTTGCAAAAAGACGAAGCTTTGGACATACTAAATTAAAGTTAGATAAAATTAAGGGAGAAATGGGGGGAGGCGAAGTAACTAATGTGTTAAAAGCATTTGCTTCTACTGGTGGAAAATTCTATTTCGATAGCGATAATCCTCTATCTATGGAAGACTTTGAAGGTCTTGCAGAACTAAGAGACTCTATGCTATCAGGAGAGTCCACAAGGGCAGAACTCCTAGCAAAAATTAATAATCCTAGCTCTAAATTGTCTGATGAGGCAAAAGAAGCAGCACTAAAAGACTTTGGAGAGAGAACTGAAGTTCAACTTCTTAGCGATACCTACGATATGTGGAATCGCCTTATCCATCCTGACGGTGGACTAATAGTAACATATAATATAAAACATAGGAAAGATAAATTTAAATAATGGATACTAATGTAGTACATATTGATTGTAAATTATTTTTAGAGGGAATAGAAATTCCGTTTAGTGGTATTTCTATATCTGAGGGTATTGGCTCTTTTCCACAATGCACTCTAAATTTTCCTGCACAGTCTGGTGCAACAAGAATATTACCCGGAACTCTTGTACAAGTGTTTGGGAAAATAATTGATGAATACGGAGATAAGGGTGAGGATTACTTCCTTTTGTTTGAAGGCGAAGTAGCAGGTATAAATTATAATAGAACTGAAGTTGGCACTAGACAAGCTAATATCCAAGCAGTTTCTTTATTAAGTAAGTGGGCATCAATACATAAATTTGCTGTCGATTACTTAAGCACTAAAGTACACCAAGCAGATGTATCTTTTTATTTAATTAATAGTGATGCTTTTAATGAGGAGGGTAAGGAAGATTCGGATACAACAGAAACCCCGGATAAAGAAATAAAAGATAAAGATTATGAGTTTACAGCAGAGGCAGTTCCTGGACTTCTGCTGCTTTTTCAAAATGCATATAAAGTGTTTGAAGAGGGCGGCTCTGATGCTAATTTACAACCCCTGTTTCAAAAGTTAATTTCTTACTTTAGTAATTTAGATTTTTATTACGGCCTATTAAATGAACCATTAAAGTTTGATAAGACTTTATTTGCATTCCCTAATAAACATGCTGTCTCTTTATTAAAAGTTCATCAATTAAGGAAAGACATGTTAAGTCAAAGTGAAAACCCTAATGCACTATCCTTATTGAATTTTATACAATTATTTTTAGAGCGCCTTAATTATAGAATTATATTTCCTGCTACCTTTACACAGACTATAAATCCTGCTACTGGAGAGTCTGTACCAATGCGTGCATACATTGTTCCTAACTTGGACTTTGCACCACCAATAAAAAATAATATTATATTTGCTGATGAAAAAATGTCTTATAGTTTTTCTCGTAGCTTTACCACAGAGCCAACAGTATATGTTGCAGAATTAGACGCATTAAGACAATGGACGACGAATACTGGGGTAATCCCTAAAACCCTAGTTCCTATGGTAATGGTTCCTGGATTAGATTTGGTTGATGGGGATGACGTTAAAAAACCAAAATTAGAATTCACGACGGAAGAAACCTATAGAGGCCGTAATCGACCAATAAACCAAAATTTAGCTCAAGGTACTTTAGACTTTTTAACTCTATATTCTAAGAGGCCACCACTAGACCCGTTCCAACTTTGGACTAGCGATGAAGAAGCTGCTGAACAAAAAGCAAAAGCTCAACTTGAATTAAAAAAGAAACTCTATAAAGAAACTTTATTAGAATTCTTTGACGCTAGATACGGAAGTAGGTCGTGTTCTGTTAGCACTGAGTTTAACCCCCATCGAATAATAGGATTTCCTGCTCTAATACTAGAGACAGAGGATGATACTCCTAGTGTTTGTGGGATATTGTCTGGACAAAGAATTACTATAAACTCAGAAGGCGCTGCTTCCTGTCAACTGACAATATCTAAACCTAGATTAATATGGGATGCTCAGGAAAATATTGATATAGCAGAAGATGCTGGTGAAGATCCTTCTCCACATAAGTTAGATTTAACTTACGATTTAGTTCCGTTTATGAATTCATACTTAGACGAAGATTTTTATAAGATTGATAAGATAGGTGTTGAGATTTATCCACTGATTCAACATGGAACACTACATAAAAAAATAGACTCTGCTGAAGCTTCGGAATGGGATAAAGATGATACATCATTAAAGGAAAAAGAAAATTTTTATAAAAACTACTTTGTAAATAAAGAAAGGTCTTCCTTTTATGACTCTTCTTTGTTAGACTTTATTAGACAGTACGAAACCGGGAAACTAATAGTAAACTTAGAGGAGTTTAAAGTAAAGAAAAATGACTCAGAGGAAATCGCAAATGCTAAGTTAATTTCCTATAGCATACACGTATTGAAAAATATATATAGTAATGTTTCTAATAAACCAGGATTTAGAAAAATACAAACATCAAGGAATCTTATTACAATGACCGATTATTTTAAATTCTTAAATGTTAGTGGAGATGTGCCTGGAACTTTAGACTATAAAGACACAACCGAAGTAGTGAAAATAGAAAATGCAAAAGCTTTAATAAATCATAATTTAACTAGCGCAGAGATAGACCCGGATCTTCACGATGAGCTAAAAAAAGTTTATTCAGAAAAACGAAAACAAGCAATAGAAAAAGCCTTTGGTAAATATTTAAAACAATTCCAACAAGATTTAACCACTATAGTGACGAGGTAATGTATGAGTGATTCTGAAATTTATGGAGCCGGCATTAGGCTCGGATATATAAATGATGGTAGTGAGGGCCTAAACATACCGGCAGTAAATACTGCAGAGAATGTTTTTGATGGCCCATCACCGACATCTTCAAGCTCAACTAGAGGACAGATTATTAGTCAACTACGCGGTGTTAGTACTAAGAAAGAATTACCTATACATTTGTCTGAAAAGATTAGCTCAAGTAGTCAGTATGATCTTGCTAATTCCGGCGCTGTAATATTTATTAAAGACAAAGCTTCCTCTAATATAAATTATATGACTAATAGGTTTTATTTAAGTGCTCTTGATATAACTCAAAAAGAAAGAGCACAGATACAGAATACATTTGGTGCTGCATCTGTGGCATTGTTTGGAGACTCTGTTAAAATATATACCTTTTCTGGTACTGCGTTAGAGCATACTAGTACAAAAGCAAAAGGCGCTCCTTCAGATTATTTTCATGGGTCTTCATTACTAGATCTTTATAATAATCATATGCGGGGAACACAGCTAGTAGACGATGGGTCAGTGGCTATTATGAGAATAATGAACCACACTATATGGGGCTATCCTTTAACCTTTAATTATAGAAATATAGCTACTGCTGATAAATATATTGAATTTGGAATGAGCTGGGTAGTAACTAATCATAGTTTAGCTATGGAAAGTTTAGTTACTGATAATCAATTAGAAAATCATTATGATTTATCTAGCTACTATGATACCAATAATGAAGACATTACAGCACAAATAGGGGATTTAAAAAACGATATCGATGTGCTTAAGGATACTATAGATATAATTGAAATTTTTATAAACAATGTTTATTCATATACACCTACCGTAATTACCGAAGAACGAGAAACTATATTTCAAGGTATTGAGCGTGTTGCTAATATGTTAAAAATTAGAATCAGAACTATACCACAATTTTTCCCTACAGAAGAAGAGGTTGATTCATATGCTAATAACTTAAAAAATGCAGTAACTGAAGAATTTACAGTATCAAATGCATTACCACATCAATCAAAATCAAACGAACACTATATAAGATTAATTCAAATTTATAGATTACTGTTTAACAAATTAATGTTAGTGTATGGTGGAAATCATGCACTGGCTTTTTAGGAGATTAGATGACGCTGCGTGAAAAAGAATTAGAACTATGGAAGCAATATAGAGCTGGTAATAAAATGGCCGGTCAGCAATTAGTTAAATCCTTAAAGCCCTTAATTAATCAACAGATCGGAAAATATGTTGGTGTAACTCTTCCTAGAGTGGCTATCGATATGGAGGCTACTAAATTAGTATACCAAGCTTTTGATACATATGACCCAGAGAAAGCTCAGTTGAATACCCATGTGACTAACTATCTAAAGAAGTTACAAAGATTTGTTATTAACTATCAGAACGTTGGGCACATTCCTGAACCACGGGCGATGAAGATAGGTATATATAATTCTATCTATGATAACATAGAATCAGATAAAGGCCGTGAACCAACAATGGCTGAACTGGCTGACGAAATGAGTTGGCCAATTAAAGAGATCGAGAAACTACAGATAGAGCTGAGACGAGACCTTTCCATTGAACACGGCACTGGTGATGAAGATGATGTCGGAACATTCTTTGAGTATACCCCTGACTTAGCTTCTCCAGAACAGTTTAAATTAAGACAAGCTCTGAGCTTTATATACTATGACTCAGACCCAATAGATAAAAAAATAATAGAGTATGTTTTTGGCTATGGTGGAAAACCTAAATTAAAAGACAAAGACATATCATTTAAATTAAGATTGTCTTCACAAAAAGTGGCACAGCGAAAAAAGGATATAGCTGCTAAACTTAGAGATAGCATGAGATATTAATGGCTACTGATCAAATACTACAACAACCAAATCCTTGTACTACTATTAGAGTTGAGCACCAGGTCTCTACTTTTTTAAATAATTTAGCTGAGAGTCTTGGTCTTGATTCCTCTGATGCAGATATTGCTGCACTACTTAGTGAGCTTGGAGATCAACTATCTAGAGCGCTGAAGGATTGGAAAGATAAAACAAAGGTGTTCTTAACCGAGGCTGGAGGGTATTCGGCGTTTCTTGCGTTAATATTGCTTGCTGATTTTTTAGGATTTGACCCAAACGTTTTATTAAATCCTATTGGATACATCAACACTATATTAATGACATCTTTAATGTTCCAATTTGTAGCAATGTATTTAACTCTAAGCGAAACGCCTTATTATTATTTAATGTATAGAAGTCTAGTTACACTAGAAGAGCAGTTATTAGAAAGACAGGTTGTATTAGATAAAGTTATAGCAAGCTTAAGGCCTATTATTAGACTAGGTGATTATTTTGCATTCTTGGAAAAACAACTTAAGGGATTAGATTCTAACAATGAGGTATTAAGAGCTATTAGTGATCTTAAAAAAGCAAGACACTCTCTTGGATTATCCGTTGGGTTACAATTAAATGATGGCTCTGTCCTAAGTGCTGATTTTGAGCCTCAACTATTTAGATCAAAATATTTAACATATGCTAGTACTCATTTAGATAATTGTATTAATAACTTACATGGAGATTTCTTCTCACAAGTAAGAGATGCTATTCAAATGAGTGATGAAGTAAATGTTCCTTTTTCTGAGAACCCGACATTACAATCTTGGGAAGCTTTTGGAGATTACTTTCAAAACAAATTTAAGTTACAGGAAGAGACAGGAGGAAATGCTTTTGAGCAATCAATACAAGTTCTAGCTCAAGACATCTCTGCGCTGACTACCGCACAACAAATTTATATTATAGCGTCCATAGTGGCTAGTATGTTAGAGAATCTTATTATGTATCTTCCAGTTCAATACTTAAATATTGGTAAAAATGTATTAGACATTACACGTGATATCTGGGATACAAAAGATATAGGAAAAGTAACAACTGCTACTGTAGGTGATGTATTATTATCTGATGTACAAACCTTGAGAGATACCAACGCTAGAGTAACCATGGTTGAGCAAATTATTGCACGATTTGACATTACCTTTAAATCAGTAAGTCTGCTTGGCCAACAAGCATATACTTTACTATATCCAATTTTAACAGGATTAAAGTCTGTTCAAACAGAAATTGAAGGACACGTATTAACTGAAAAAGGGCAAAAGATAGTTACAAATATAACTAATACAGAAAGAACTGAATGGATTAAAACCCTACTAAAACATAAAAGTACGGTTGACACAATGGTGTCTAATCCATTAAAAGGACAAGCTGGCGGATCATACGGCAACTCAATAAATTCTTTACTGGGCGAAAACAACGCTATAAATAATGAAAAACTAGTTGATATAAATACTAACTATCAATGGTTAATTAAATATCTTTCTGGCTCTAGTGAAATAGATGATGTACTATTTGATAATGTAGCTTCTTTGAAGCAGCCAGCAGATACAGTTGTTGACTTTAGTCAGGACCTTGTAGCTAATTTTTCTCAGAACGTTTACTCTGGAAAATTTAAGAATTTTATGCCATCATTTAAAGAAATGTTATATAAATTAAACGAGCAAAGACAAAAAGATATACAAATAATAAATATATCTAAAGTAATAAGAAGAGATTTAGAAACATTGCCTGGGTTTAATATAATGTTAAATGAAGTAGAAGGCATAAACGATTTATTGAAAGATTCCTGGTTCTCTAATTTATCAGACCAGCTATCAACAGGCAATCTAGCACTACTAAATGCCGGTCTACAGAGTCTAAGTGAGCTTGGCTGTTTAGGCACTGTCTCCTCTACAAGTAATGTACAAGACTTGCCAATTATAAAAGAAGTGTTTGGGTATGTCTATGGTGGGAGTAAGTCTGCTTTGAAAAAAGTACAGAACTATTTAGATAGAACTGAAGAAGAGAATAAAACATGTCAAGCTAAAGTAACTACAATAACAGATTATATGCAAAAATTAGAAAATTATGCAGCCGTTACTCCAGAAGTTCCTCTTGACATTACCTTACCAACTTAGGATTTTAATATGGCACAGGACGTAAAAATTATAGATGTAGACTCTGATGGGATTCTAACTGTTGTTTTTCCAACAGGAGTAGAAAGAGCTAAATCAAGTTTTAACTTGATTCAGCGTGTAGCAAAACGTATATTAACATTAGAGGGATCTGATATAGTTAATCCTACAGTGGGTACCAACATACCTGCTATGTTTACTTCTTTGGCTGATAGCGATAAAGAACATTTATCTGGGGTTTTCCCTATTTATATTAGTGATTTAGAGCAAGAGTTAAAATTAGAACAACTAATTATTCCTAACTTGCCTAAAAGCGAACAACTTAAGTCATTAGTATTATTAGAGTTAAAGCATTTACCAGAAAGTTTATCGTGGCATTTAAAATTAAGGGTTGACCTACAAGACGGAACCTCCCAACTTATCGTAATTTAAGGAAATTAGAATGGCTATAAATATTGTTAATTATATAAGAGAAAGAATTAAAAGTATTGATTCAAGCATAGACACTAGACCAGGAAGTGTAGTGTCTGATCTTTTAATTAATCCTATAACTTCTATACTATCTTCTTATGGAGAGACCCAAGATGTAATTCTTCGTAATCAGACATTAGAAGATTTAAGCTCTATCTCTGAATCTGAGATGGACACTATAGTAACTAATTTTTTAATTACTAGAGAGAATGGGGCGAAGTCTACAGGAACAGTAAAGCTGTATTTTAATGAACCCAGAACTCTAGCTATTGCAAGAGGCACACAGTTTAGTGATAGTACTGGTACATTAATTTATGAAACTCTAGCTGATTACTCCATTACTAGAGGTACGATGGAAATTACTCGTGATCAATTTCCATTATATAACACTGAGCCTATACAGATTCAAGGGATACTCGCTGGGTCGGATTATAACCAGCCAGCTAATGCCATAACAAGGGCACTAACATTACAAGCTACCCCCGCTAAAATAAATAATTCCCAACCTATAGTTTCTGGGGAAGACAAAGAGGACAATGAATCTTTATTTACTAGACTATTATTAAGCTTTGCTGACTCATCTCTTTCTTCAACTGCCGGAATTAAAAGACAGCTATTATCTAATTTTCTTAATTTGAACGATGTGGAAGTTGTGGGTGCAGGTGACCCACTAATGCAAAGAGACTTAATGGAAAATTTAAGTCTTGCTGTTCAATTTAAAGAAGAAGATTTTTATTTAGTGCAATCAGGACTACACACATATCCATGGAAACAACACATTGCCTATACAGCTAGTATAATAGATACTGACGATAGCGAGATGGTGTCCTTACCAGAGCCTGACGGATTTACTACAGAGTTCTCACAAGGATTATACGAAGGGTTGTTCTTTAAATCAGACGTATCATATGCACAGCAAGATGAGTATGTTATCTTACAGGAGTTCTTTGAGGATTTAAATAATCCAGATATTCAACTAGATTTACAAACTGTACTAGCTAGTGGTTATTGGGAAATACATGATGGACTAAACCCTGATAATTCAATATTTTATATTGATGAGGTTAATACCCAAGAAGGCTATTTAAGATTAGGTAAAACTCTAGATTATAGTAATTTAGATGATTCTATATTAAATATACCCTACTCAACTATAAATACATTATTGTCTTTAGCCACAGAAGCTATCACTGTAGTAACTACAAATAATGAAGAGACTGATTATATACCTGTTTCAGATGATACTGAAGTAGATAGCCCATAAGGATTAGATATGCACGGTAATGCTCCATTAGTACAAGTATACCATAATTTATCACAGCTGCTAAATGAAGAAAATCTTAATAATTTAGCACCTATTTTTCATAGACCTATAGACCAGCATACAGGTATAAACATTACTGGTAAATTCAGTACTACAGATAATACTGAATTAGGTGAGATGTCTTATGTTACTGTTATGAGAAATGCCACAACACATTTGCCTCATGATGGTTATGGTCTAGCTTGGCGTAAACAGCCTGAGTTCTTGGTTGATTGTGCAAACAATGGAACCGGAGCTACAACAGCGCATCAATTAAAGTTTTATGAAACTTATGGTCTCACACTTAATGCTGCTATTGCAGTTGTAGGAAGTGCTGCAGCTTTAAAGATACCGGCCAATGGTTATTTAAAATATAATGTTTATTTAGTTGATAATGATATCTTACAAGAAGAGGTTTGGATCAACTATGAACAGTACTGGGATCAGACTGGTGGTAAGAACCAGTTCTTACAGGCTGGAAAAGTTTGGATAGAACAAAACACTTGGTACCAATTCAGAATGAATATTCATGCTAAAATGGGAACTGATATATGGGTATGGGCAGACGGAGACTCACAGGGTGACGCAATTCTAACTCGTGGACAAACTTATCCTCCATATGTTCCTCAAGCTGCTGGAGAGCATTTCGGGATCTCTATTGCACAGACAAGAAATAATGAATGGTACTATGATAGTTTAGAAATTTGGTCTGAGGAAGAAAAATTCCCCATGCAGGAATTCAAGCTTACCCCAGATGCAGAATACTTCACTAGTGCCTCAGCCTTTACAGTTAATTATTATGGAGTTGGATATGACCCTGTTGATTATGTTGTTGATGGAAATACAGGGAATAGCCGTACAAGAGCTTTTGTAAGAAACTATAGTACAGGAGAATGGGAATATATTGGTGGCCACACTGCCACTATAGATGACATTAGAGAAGATCAGCTAATTACTAAAAGCTTTACTCCGCTGTCTAACTATCTAGATGCAAACGGTCAAGTAGTTATTGTAGCGCACGCTGCTAACTCAGGACCAGCTCCTGGATACGGGTATGACTACCAGACAGCAGCCTATGTAAATCCAGTAACAGAGTGGGATTATGATAGAGAGATTTATGTTCCAGTAACAGAAGATTTTTCAGACAACACAAACCACACTATTAGAACTTATTACGTATCCTTGACTAACATAGACCAGAGCGGAGTTCATAAAGGAAACTCTGTAGATATCTATTGTCACGATCCTAGTAATATTAAATATGGAACAGCTACTGGAATAATAGCTGGTAACAATTTATATACATTAACATTTGCTGGTGATATTGGTGGGCCTATTCAAGAGATTACTGGAGTTAAATTACATTTATCTCAAACAGACTTTGATGAAGATGCTTACTACATTGAAAGTGTTGCTGCAGGATCTGAATTTTCAACGGAAGCTAATTACAAAATAAATTTCGCAAGTGACGATGATCTAACTGGCGTAGAAGTTGATTTAGTATATAAGTATTGGATCAATGGAGATAATGTCCAAGCATTTGTTCAAGCAGATGATAATAGATATCCAGGAATGGATTATTTAGTAAAAACTATGCCACCACATATTGTAGTTATAAACTCTTTAGAGTATAGCGGCGGACTATCAGAAAACGCAATGAGGGAAAAACTACTTGCATATATAAATGAATACACCTCAACCACATTAACAAAATCTGGTATTATAGCATTACTACAGAATAACGGCGCAACTTATGTTGATACTACAGACATAGATATTGACATCAGAGCTTATAGCTCAACTTATATAAAAACGATAACAGCTTTAGAGGATACTTATACAATTTCTAGCACCGCTGTTGGAAAATATTATACCGATAAAACTGAGTTACTAGGATTAACCCAACTTTAAGAGGAAACATGTTTGGTCCTTCTTTAAATTTTACTACTGACGAGCTATGGGATTTCTCATCAACTTTCTATAATCTAATGGCCATCGAAGAGAAGGCCAGAGTAGAAACATATTGGACAGCCCTACTTGAGGGTATGCAGGCTTTATTTTATAATCTATACCAAGTAGATCTAACCAAATCTTTAAAGTACGGCCGTGGATTTTTAGAGTACGGCTATGAGTATTATAATATATTCTTTGAAGAAGGCTACGCAGAAATAAGAGATAAAGTAGAAGGAAATATAGTTAGAGTAGTTGCTAGCTCTGATACTGTTTATATAATTACAGACAGGCGAGTATACAAATCTGATAACTTAGTGTATTGGGATGACATAACTTTTAACTTAAAATCTTCATCTCTATCTCTTAAAGATATACAGATTCCTTATCCTGATGGAACTAACCCATATCTATTAACCTCTACAGGCATATATAAATTTAACACCACTGAGTGGGTTTTAGTATATGCTTCTACAGAATTTGCTAGGATTACTGTAAGGGAGATAGATAAGGCAATAGGTGCTCCTACAACAAGAGTGTGGGACGCAGCACTTGGTGTTTATTCAGACAGTGTAGTTTATTTAGGAGAATTAAATTATTTAAATGAGTACGTGTTTACTAGCCTAGCAACAGCAACTAATTATGCCGTAAATAGTTTAGATGTTCATGACATTGCTTGGGTAAATGTAGATGTATTTGGTGACACGCTACGAACTCAATTAATAGTTGGTAGCTCTAGAACTACAGAGGTCCATAGAGGATTACATATATATTCTACCGAAGACGAAGAGTGGGACACTATAAATGATTATAGCGGTCCCGAAGATGGGTGTACGTCTGTCTCTAACTACGCAGAGGGCACAGATGATTTCATATTTACAGGAAGTTCGGGTGGGGGAGATGACGATGCTTGGTATTTTACTAAAGCAGCGGGTGTTCCTAATTTTATGCCAATGCCTTCCCCCAGCATTGGTACTGGAATTACTGAAAGAATTTATGATTTCTGTCAAATAACTGATGCCAATAATTTTATATTAACTAATGATAAGATTTATAAATATAATGGTACTGTATGGTCTGACGTAACTCCATCTGTTGATGCTTTCTATCCAAGAACAATTAATGTAGTAGGAACTACGTTAATAGTTGGTACCTTAGAAGGTATTTATAAGAGTACGGATTATGGAGTGACATGGACTGAGTTTTCAAGCGGTGCTTACTACTTTGATCTTCCTAATACTGATAGGTTTGATTATTTAAGTATACCAACCCTAAGTGGAGTACTTACTGGCCAGGTATTAGTAGAGGACGAAGATTACGAGATAGTAAACAACAACGCAATAAAGTTTTTAAAAGAAATAGACTTTGATAATACTTTAGCAGACGCTATTGAGATAGACCAAGATAATAAAACGTATCATCCTGGTGAGCAGTTCTTAGCCGTTAACTCTTTAGTTTTATTACCAAGTTTAACTAATATATATTTTAAAGGGTTTGGTTGTGAAGATAACCCTAAAGAAATAATACAACAAAAATTATATACTCCTTATTTAGATGGAGTAACTGAATCTGGTCTTACAAATTATGTTTATTCACAATACTGGGCAGACCATTTAAAACGATGGACTCATGGAGTCAATAATAAAATAAGAAGTGCTCCTACTATTAGTAATTTAACAAATTTATATGGATTAATAAAAGGCGTTCCTTTTGCTTATGAGGATTGTATTTATACTAGTGGGTGGTCTGATAGTAATTATAATTATGCAGAATTTACAACATCAGGAACTTCTAATAGTCTTACATATATGGTACAAAATTCTTTAGAATTTTATGATTACAGTAGCGGTGATTCTATAAATCAATTTGATTTAATATGCTCTGGTGTTAGAATAATAGATTCTTTAGTTGATCCAGATATAATTTCTGAATTAATTAGTGATGAATATTCTGACTATAGAGAGATAATATTATTAGATGAAACTAATAGACTACAATATGCTGGTATTAGTTGTAGTGAGACTTTAGAGACAAAATTTGTTAATGATATAATGCCTTTATGTTTAAAATCTGTGCAAGATAATATTGCTCCTGAAATAGATAGTGATCAGGACTCTGCATTTTATCCATGGACTGCAACTGCTGGATTAAGTATAGATACTACAGATTATGAAAATGATATCTTAACTTATAAATTAAGACATCTATCTCCTACACAAACTTATTATACTGGAAGTGGAATATCAGTAACTATTGATGATGCTATGACAGAAACTCCAGAAGTAGCGTTTGATCAGCAGCCCATAGTTACTACCTCTTATAGGTTTTCTATGGAAGTTGATGATCTATATAATAATGAGACTGGACCTTTAAGAGTTTATGTGTCCGGTGTAAACGACTTTGATAGTTGGGGAGATAATAACTTCTCTATAGCAGATGTAGATATTGAATTTGATAATTTTACACAACACTCCGAATATGTTGGACTATCTTTAGGAGATGGTATATTATATGATTTTTCGCAACCATTTATAGAAATGGCTTCAGATACAAGTTATATTGCTGATCATTCTTTAGTTGAGGATGATAATGGAATATTACATATTTTTGGTATTAAAGTAAAGCCTGGAGATGATCATAGTTTTGGTGAGCGGCTTTCTCATTGGACAAGTTCAGTTTCTTCAAATTTAAGAAATTGGGTAGAACAAGATGATGTTTTAGATGTTAATGACGGCTATGCAGAAGATTGGGAAAACGAACATATATGGGCACCACATGTTATTAGAAATCCTGTTTCAAGTCCACCAGTTGGTGAAAAATGGGTAATGTCTTATGCTGGAGTAGCATGGACTCCTACAAGCTCAAGACAGCAGCTCGGCTTGGCATTTAGTGATGATTTATATACATGGGTTAGGGCTTCAGGAGTAAACCCATTATTAGATATGGAATCACAGTCCTATTTTATCTGGCCTGAGGCTGCTTGGTCCGCACAATGTAGGGATCCACACTTTACCTATAATGAGGATGAAGGTAAATGGTTTCTTACTTTCTCGGCAAAAAAAGACGATGGAGAAGCAGATCCTTGGGATAATCCAGGTTGTATAGGAGTTCTTGAATGGCAGGGTAGTGGAAACGATTTTGCTTCTGATTGGGTTTTAGTTTCTGGACAAGAATCATTAATAGTATTTGATACTAATGCTGTTCCAGAAGGGCAGTCTATAACTAAAATAGATGATACTTGGCACATGGTTTGGAACTTTAGTGCTACTGGAATGCAGCATCAGTCAAATACTTCAGGAATGTGGGGACCTTGGGAAACTAACCCTGTAGATGTCGGATGGGCAGATGATGTTGGATATGCGCCAGAAATTACTTGGGTTAATGGATTATCAAAATGGATTTTAAGTATGCATCAAGCTTCCTCTAAAAATTATTATATGTTTAGAGAATTAGATTTTGATACTCTTGACGTAAACGGGTCACCAACAATAACAGATTTAAATACACTAGATAAATGCCCTGGATCATGGTCTATAACAGATTTAAGTGGAGATGATATAAATAATAATCATCCTTCTTGGTCTGATGATATAAATATTAGTATACAGCCAGTAGTATATTACAATGGTCGAAGATATATTAATATGATAGATAATAATTTAAATAATACTCCAGTTGTTTCTGGGCTTAGTGTGTGGATGGATCAAACGAGATTTGGTACTCCAGTGCAGCCGTATGATCTGCCTTGGGATTCTGAAGTTAATTATAGATACTATACTATTAATGAAGATTTAGCTCCATATAGTAAATCTGTACTATCTTTAACATCTTCTGGTGATAATAAACCTCCAACTAGTACTCTTACTTATGGAGATTCTACTATATCTGGATATTTAACTAGTGAAACATTTACTATAAATAATAATAGAGTTAGCTTTTACCTATCTGCTCCTGAAAATGACTCTGACTTTTTTGTTGCTTTAGTTGATGCTAATACAGATAAGGTTAGATTATTAACAACAGGAAGTTCGAACCAATCCGAAGGTCCGCAAGACGATAATGGTCAACAGTTTTATTCAGATTATAGTATGGTGCAAAAGTTATGGGATACTACATCATTAATGGGGCAAGATGTATATGTGGTAATTGCTAAATTGGGACTAGGACATTTTATGTTAAATTATTTACAAGAATATCACGAAACAGTTACTGGAAATGATCCAGTTGCCCCAGAACATCCAAGCCTCTTAAGTCAGGCTGTAATAATTACTTCACTTTTACCTTAAATCCATCTTGATTTGAAAAAATTTATTGTCTATATTTAAAGAGTACAATAACTTAGGAGAATAGATAATGGCAGATATTAGTTTAGTTTCCGGCGTAAACACTCCAGAAGAGGGACGTCAAATATGGAACACTAATGATACAAATATCAATGATCAGTTAACTACTCATGTTGCTGCAGTTGATAGTACATCTGGACATATAAGTTCTGGTAGTATTGTTAGTACAGACGCAACACAAACCCTTACAAATAAAACAATTATATCTAGCGGTAATAGTGTTAGTATTATTACTTCTGATATTTATGGTACATCTTTTATTTTTAATGATGGTGCTGATACTTTTGTTATAGAGCCTACTGATACTGTTATAGTTTCTGGAGGAAATGGTATATCATATGATGTTTCTGGAGATTCATTATATTCTTATCTAGACCCCACATTAGTAATAAATGATGACTCTGGACAAACACTAGCTGTTGGCACTGATGCTGTCGTAGGCAGTGAGATGGTCCGTCTTGGGGGTAATTCTACTGTAACTGGTACATTCCAGGTTGCTAATACTTCTTCTCCTACTTTACAATTAGGTACTTTATCAGGCGGTACGGTAACCCCAGTAGTTACTGTAACAGATGCTGGAGTATCTACTACTAATACTAATTTTGCAATAGATACTGGTACTGCTTATGCTAACTTAAATGATTTAATGTATGTTACTGGATCCCAAGTAGGTATTGGAACTTCGAGTCCTTCTAGAACTCTCCATGTTGATGATACTGGAGGTGCCAGAGTAGGAGCCGCTGCGTCTTATTTAGATCTAACAACTGGGTCAAGAGTTGAGCTAAAAGCTGATGGAACTTACGATGACCTTAGACTAACCTCAGACTCCGGTAGTGTAGAGATTAATGTTAGCTCTGGAGTTAACTTTACGATGGACGCAGATGGTTATGCTAGAGTAGGATCTAGCTCCGCACCTATAACTGGGGTAGCCCTAACAATAGACGGAGATGTTGTTACCACAGGAGACACCACCTTAACTGGTGATATAAACTTTAATGGTCAGTACTCAATTTATCAAGGCGGAACTAATAGTGAAATAAACTTTAATTCTACTAACACCGTATTTAGTGGAGATTCAACTACAATATTAACTTTAACTAATGCAACTCAAGCTGCAGCATTTGCTGGAGCTCTAACGGTGGTCGGGGATTTAACTGCTACAACGTTTGGCGGCAATCTTGGAGTTCAACTAGATAAAGTAACAAAAATAGATATAGCTTCTGGAATAAACACAGCCACAGTTGAACAGCTAGGTGGGGCAGACATAGATCTTATAACTAGTGCCCATACATCTACTGCTTATAGAAATGGAATTATAACAACATCACAGTTTATTAGTCTAGATAATATGATTGATAAGACAGTAACTATTACCGGAACTGAAAATGAAATAGACGTAAGTTCTGGCAGTGTTGTTCTAGATGATTCTGGGGACGCAACACCAACAATAAGTCTAGCTCCTCATGCTGCCACTAGTAGTTTTAGAGGAAGTAGTTATGTAGAGGTTGGAACTGGTAATTCAACTGAAAATGACGGTGTTTATTTTAAAATTAATGATTCAAAATTTGCTAGTACTAAGTTTGGATCATTGGTGGCTAGATTTAATAGAAGCTCTGATGACGCGTATGACTATGATCATGAATTCCATTTCGATTTAGGCGGAGACTCTGATACTGACGAGGGCATCTATAAGGGATTTAAATTTGGATTATGGGGTCTTTACAATACTATGATGCATATCAGTGTTGGTGAATCTTCTACTTCCGCGAGAGTCGCAATAAATCCACCAAGACCCTCAACAGGGTATGATAAGCCTGGACATACTCTTGACGTACATGGAGACACTTGGATTGACGGAGACACGATAATAGAAGGCTCCCTTCTTGTAGAGGGTGAAGACTCTACACTTAATTTAAATAATTTAATATCAAAGGGTATAGAAGTATATAATACTTCATCAATAACAAATGGTAATCCTAACGGAGAACTTGGATACTTATTATTCTCATCAAATGCTACATCAGACGAGGCTAGACTTTACCATGATGATAGAAGTTTATTTTTAAGAAGTGAAGGCATTACTGATGACAGTCATGCTAAAAAATTAAGACTTGATCTTACTCCTTATGGGAATCAAGGATTTATGAGAGCTGGTAAATTTCATTTTATAAGTGATTGGGAAGAAGACTATGATGATAATTCTTCAGGTAGTCACGATAATGAAGCACAGGTAATAGTTCCATTTTTAGGCCCCTCCGATAGAGTAGCTTGTGCATCAAACTCTTATTGGAAAAACAGAGGATTCTTTGGACCAGGGTCTATGGAAATCACTCAATATGAGCCCCCAGCATCAAATAGTATAAGTTCTTGGGGTATAGAAGTATCTAATAATATACATCTTAGTAATTATTTTCCAAATGCTAATTCTAATGATTTATTTTATGATAGTAGGCCTGGATATGTGGATATAGCTTTAGATGCTTTAACAGAGAGTTTAAATTATAGTGGAAAAGATTTTAAATATTTAGAAGCCTTTATTCCCACAAATACTTATCAAAATAAGGAAGTCTATGGTTGGTGTTTTATAGACGTAACAGAAGATGTTGTAGCTAGAGCTGATAGAACATTAGCAACTCATATAAGAGTATTTGCTCAGTTGGGTACAAGAATTAGTTGGACAGCGCATTGGATGAGAAACACATCTGTGGGACCTTATTCAACATAATATAAATTAGGAGACTTAGATGAAAAAGGTAAAAGTACCATCAAGTACTATTCAAAGTTTAGAAACAATCTTTGATAATCTTGCTGATGCTGTAGGAAATAATATAACGAAGAGAGAAGAGCGTACTTATAAAAATCTCGGATTTATATTTAATATGGAAAATGATGTTCCGTCTTCTGATGACTGGAAGATAGAGCTTACTCCTGGACCTTTAGATTCAGGTAAATTTCGTATTAATGTTGGGTCTTTAGGTACAGCTAAAGGTATATTACCTAATGGAGAATTAATAGGTATTAGTACTACCAAAGATATTACTCTTTCTGATTTACAACTTAGCAGCTATTATTTAATCTATGCTGTATGGGATTCGGTTGGAACAGAGCCTGTAACAAGAGCAGACGGTTTTTTATATGATGCCTCTGGCAGTGCTAATGTTGAAAATACTATTTATTTAGATCGTACAACTATTTCAAGCACAAGGTATACTTCATTAGCGTCTGCACAAGTTGCTGCAGATACTTTAGGCTATAACACTTTAACTGATAGATTACCATTAGCAATACTTAAGACTGCTAGCTCTGGTCCTGGTGTTCCTTGGGATAATACTGCTTGGGCAACAGGAGTTACTGCTGAAATTGGTGTTTTAGATCTTAGAGTTGAGGCTAGACAACTACAACTTAATGAAAATTTATTAGACGATTCTACAATTATATTTAAAGATAGAGATTCTACTGCTTTAAGTGGTGGTGGAATTGATGGTGATATAGACTTTTTACAAACTGTAAATGTTACAGGAGCTATAACTGGAAATTCTAGCCTAGCAATTTCTGGCCAAGGTAACCAAGTTCAGATAACACCATCAACTGTAACTGGGTCAGTAGCTGATGGCTTAACAATAACTAATACTGCTGGCGATGTATTTATAAAAGATAATATTAGGGTACATGACAGTTATGTCGGAATTGGTATGTCCACTAATCCATTATATACTTTAGATGTTACTGGTACTTTTAACTTAACTGGAAACGGTCTTATAACAAGAGACTTTACTATAGCTAACTTATTCTACGCAGATAATTCTGATCGTCAGGTCTCTATAGGATCAACTACATTATCAACTGGGTCAAAAATACATTTAGATGGCAGCACTGAAATAGGTGGAGCATTAAATGTAGATGACTTCATGTATGTAGATGCAACTAATGATAGAGTCGGCCTTGGAACAGCCTCTCCAGAAGAGCAGTTACACTTAACTGGAAACATGAAATTTGAAGCCGCCCTTATTGGTACGCCTGCAGAATACCCAGGAGTAAAATGGGCTAATGCTAGTGATGTAATATCTAAAATTACTAGTACCGGTACAACAATAACAAATACAATTAATACTGTTGACATTTTAAGTCTAAGTTCTTCGCTTGTACAGACAAGTCAGAATTTAAAATTCTCTGCTGATAATAAATCACTGCTATCCTACGGAGGATACCAGATGATAAGCTCTGTCACTGATAGTGAGGGAGATGTTAATTTTTATATTGGTGACTCTACAATATCAGATACTTCACACATTAACTTAAGAGCTAATACTCTCGGAGTTAATATAGCTAAATCAGCTATGACCGCTGATATGGAATTTGAAGTAAATGGAGATATTAAGTCTGATAATTTATTCATTGATAGCGCAGGAACTATAGACTTCGAATCTTCAATATCTATTAACCCGACCTTGGCAAGTCCTCGTACAAGAGGAGATAGACTAGTTACTGGATTAAATCTTGGATATGCAGGTCAAGATATAGATACTGATAGATTATCTCCTGGAATAAAAAGTCTTGGAATTGAATTGGATGCAACTACAATTTCTGGATCAGCAATTAATTTTTATGTTACGGAAGATGGGACTGAGGACTTTAGCAAATCAAGAGATATAAGATTAAAACTTGAAGATGATAATGTAACTATTGGTTCTAAGATTACTCTTTCTGATAATCAGTTTATAAATAGTAATAGCTATAGTTATTTAACACGATTAGCATCATCACACATAGCTATCTCAGAAACTTTAACTACTCCAACCGCCTATATCTCTGATTTAAACTTATCAAGAGATAGCTCAATAAGTACTTCTGGTTGTGTTTTTGTTAATTGGGATCCGTCTACAGACTCTGTCCCATCTGGACAGCTTAATATAAATACAACATATAATAAACCAGCAATAATATTTAATAATAATGATTATTATAATACTGATATATTATTTAAACATAGTGATTCTACAAAATGGATAATGCGTCATGACAATACTTCCAACTTAAAATTACTTTATGTTAATGAGACTGGTAATTTAAGAGAATCAGTAACTTTTAATCAAAATACTATTTATGCCTCATCTATAGTTTCTGATTCACTAACAGTTAGTGGTGTATCAATAGGTGATTTTGTTTTCCCTGACGTAGTTGTCGACTCTTTAACAGAGGCTGGTGGGGCTGTTGAAATAACCTCAAGTGGATTATATGCTTCAAAGGCAAACTTTGGATCTAGTACTTTAGCTGTTGATGGCGGATTACGTACAGTAACTATTGGAAATGCTGGAGGAAGTTCTAGTTTAAATGTAAATGGAAATTCAACCTTTAATGATGGATTTGAACTTATAAATTCAGGAACTAATATTACTATCCCAGGAGTTTCTAATACTGACTTTAGAATTGGTGTTGGAACTTATGGATCTGACTTAGAAGGACTATCAGTTTATGCTTACGATGCTGCAGCTTTAACTACTCCAGTTAAAGCTAGAATTTATGATGTTAATCCTAGAATGGAAGCAGGACATTTTAATGTTCCGTTTACAACTAGATTCTACTGGAATTTTTGGGGAACTACTAGAATTGAAGTTGAGGGGGAGTATAAGGTTAGATTTAATATTGATGATATAAGTGCGTCAACATTAAATGCTGCAGAACTTGCACACATGATTGGTAAAAAGCTTAGAGGAAATAATGCTGGAACTCCTTGGGGATCTTACAGTATTTTAGGAGTCTCAGTAGACGGAGATGATTTTATATTAACATTAGATAGTTCTTGGGTAGCTGCAAGTATTGGAACAGCTTTAATTTATGATAATTGCGATGATTATGTTTGTACTTTATATGAGTTTGCTCCTGGAGAAGATACCTCAAATAATGATAATGCTACCCAGTCAGTTACAACGGTGCCTGCAGGAAATTGTTTCTTATCTAAACTAGTATATCCAGAACATACTTATAAATTTGAAGTTAAATCGCGCACAGGAATGGACCTTTCGGAAGCAGTTGCTTTACAAGCCGGAACTTATGATCCTGACCACGCAGTTGGAGGGCAAGCAGAAGTAACTTATACAGTACCTTGGGAAGCGTCTTTACCTTACTTAACAGATGATGATGCCTCTTTAACAGCCACTACTACTCCTTACGGGTTTACATTAAATGCTGGAACAAGTTGGAAAACTTCTGCTGATAGAACTAAGGTAGCTCACTTCTATCATTTCTGCTATACTACAGCTTCAACTTTAAACTTTGATGATTTAAGTAGTACACATAATCATAGAATTCAAAAATCTCCATCCTTAGATATCTCTACTTCTGAATCTAATGATTATCAAGTCGGTGTGAGGCCTTATCAAAACGGTATGCCTGTAGGATCAGGAATAACCACTTCAATTATGTCTGGTGCTGGCGGTAATTTACCCCCTGGTCAAGTTATAGCAGATACAGATCTTAATTTAGTTTGCACTTCTGGAACTTCAACAGTTTGGGCTGACAGTGTTGACTGCTTACACGTAGAACACACAGATGTAGTTGCAGGAGAAGACTCATACTTACCTAGCAGATTCTTAGACGGGCAAATACTTACAACTGCGGTTAGCGGAAGTGATTCTGACTTTATGATTACTACTGACATGCAGTTTGCTGGCTCAACTCGTTACTTAGTATTAGCTCCTGAAAATGCTGGAGATGATCCAGATGTGCCAAGTACCTGGGATACTGGAATAACTAAGAGAGGTAGAAGACTTCTTAAGAAACGATTAGCTGCTGACTATGAGATAAATTCAATTACGGTTAACGTTGGACAGTTGGATACTAATGATGATTCAATTGTATTAGAGACTAACCCACTTGTAATTAGAATTTACCAAGAAGGCTTTGAAAGTTCAGCGGACTCAATTACTATAACGAGCCCATTCACTGATGTTACTCAAACAGTAAATGTTAGAATACTATCTAGAAAAGAGCCTAGTAGAACTTTAATTATCGACGCTTACGATACTGGAGATACTCCAAATAATGTAACAGGAATTACCGGACATATAAGTGTGAATGCCTTAGTCTTAACAGATTATATTCCTGAAGAAGCTGCTCCACCAATTAATTAGGATGAGTAATGGCAAGCACATATTATGGTCGTTTAACAAATACTTACGGGGGCTCTATAGTAGGAGCCCTCGTAAAAGCATTTGAAGAAGAGAACAATCTTCTTCTTTGTACTACAACCACTGATGTACACGGAGACTACACATTAACTAATCTAATACCTTCTGATATATCTGCTGAAGCTATTAGAGTTATAGTTAAATTTTATGGTAGCGACACTACTGGATTTAATTATAACACTGGATTAAGATTTCCCCTATACGATATTGCCTTGACCCTGCCCGTAGATCAGGATCTTTACTCTGTACTTGGAAACAAAATAGATTTCCAAGTTACTGAAACAGAGTTAGATTCTGATCTAGCTTTTCATAACCCTTCCTTTGCACAAGTAGATCTAACTAATATAGATGTAACTTCTGGTAATATAAAGAACTTAGAGTTCTATTATAGAGCTACACCTAGTGGGTATAGTACAGATTTCGAGTCAGACTCATCTTGGACATCTCTAGGTATAACAACAGTTGATTATAACGAAGACACAATTAATGAGACTGTGCAAGTAGTATACGCAAATATTCCAGTAACTTTGTATGAGAATACTTATTATGATTTTAAAGTGAAAGCTTTAAATCAAAAAGGTAACTTATCTACATTCGAAACTCCTATAGCCTATAGCTCAATACCAGGAACTGTGGTAGTAATAAGTGGTGTAGCAACATTTACTACCTCTGATCAAGTAACTTATCCAAATGCTTTTGAAAATATGACAGCTGATGGATACTATTTCGATTTATACGCTGGAACTACTTTAATTTGCTCTAGGCCTGTGGCAAAATCAGATAATAATAGTATAACCTTTAATGCTGTAGATAATGGTGAAAGTATTGCGTTTACATCAATTAATTCCCTTGCGGGAGACACCTCTCATACGTATATTTATGATATAGGGGCTAACATAGTTGGGCAACCATTTAACGGTATAGCTGATTTTGCTGAGATACCTATGGCATTCCAAACAGAAGTGTTTTTAGAGGATACTTACTATAGTAATGCCAGTCCAACTGTGATAGACGAATACGTAGTTCCAGGAACAACTGTTAAATTAAGATGGTTAAATATGTATAGGCTAGATAATACGCACTTAGACACACACTCGTTTATTAACTGGCCACATGTTGATGGAAATGCTAGAGACTTATCAGATAATTTACTAACTAAAGTAGATACATATAAAATATTTATGTTTGTTAGTGATAGTGGATCAGCTCCTACAAATCATACGTATTCTGCTATAAATAGTAACTTTACTAATAGTACATTTCCTGCTCCAGCCGCTATAAAGAGTGGAGAAGATGAGGGGGCATCGGGGGATGGTACTAACTCTACAGGTCAATGGTATTTAATAGATGAGATAGCAGCTCCTAAATTAGTTTGGGATGGAGTAGATGAGAATAAATATATTTATGCAGATATTAATGTTCCAGGGGGAGAAGAAGTTGCTTTCTGGGTAGGATTCTCTTCTCAATACACAGGAACTAGGACTGAAGAAGTTAACTCTCAAGGCGTTCCTAAAGGAGGGGCAGGGTCCAGGAGAGGAGATAGACCACAAGGTGGTACAGATCCCTTCGCTCAAGAAGAAGGCCCGTAATGCCTTTCGAATATAAAGTTACTTATGTTTTTAAATATAAAGGTAGGTTTATTAAAAACATAAAATATTTCCCTACTCTAACTGCTGCTAAGACGTTTTTAAAAGACAAATCAACGGTAACTACTACATCTACTAGTAGAAAAGAAAGAATAAAAGTATTATGGAAGGACGAACCAATGGCTGATGCTGATACCATTAAAGGTGTTCCTGTAAATGATGATGATATAGGAACAGGAAAGGTCTTGATATATGATGGCGCAGAGTTAGTCTATGCTATAATTACTACTGAAAACATTGAAGCCTTAGCTGCAGACAGAGCCGTTATTACAAATGCTTCTGGTATAATGGAAGCATCCACTATTACCACTGATGAAATTTTTACATTAAGTGGTATAGCTTCTAATATACAAGATCAATTTTATGATTCTGAATCAGAACTATGGTTTTTAACATGAGTTTAAATAACGGATACATAGGAGTAGATAAACGAATAGAAAGAACAGGCGTTCTTTCGTTAGACAAGCATTACCTAGAAAGTTTAGATAGAACTATAGAGACTATATCTACAAGTGGTCTAGTAGTTTGGCTTGACGCAGATGATTTAGCTTTAGGTACTCTTACTACATGGCCGGATAAAAGTGGACAAGGAAATGATTTTGAACAGACTAATGCATCTTATAAACCAGTGGTGGCCTCAGGAATTTGTAATGGGCATAATGGTGTTACATTTACTAGTGATTGGTTAACTTGTATAAATGATGTTGAGATACTTCCACACTTTAGTTTATTTATGGTGATGAAAATAAATAATGCAATAGACTCAAGAGCTACTAGAATATCTTTTACAGAGAACGGCGGCTCTTATGGTTATTGGGTTGAACATTATTATACTAAAGCTGATTCTAACCAAGGAAAAGGATTGTTAAGACCATCTGGGTCTAACTATTTAAAAATAGCATTAGTTACTAGCTATGAAGCAGATTACCATATTGCTGAAATGCATGTCCATGATGGAACACATGTCCAATCGGCCTCTATATTTATGAATGGTAATTGGATAAATGGTGAGTATATGCCAGCTGCTCCAGAGGCACACATGACTCCAGGAAAACCTAGAATAGGATATAGAAATTCTGGTGAAACTGGCGGTTACTTAGATGGAGATATTTGTGAGGTTATTATATATAATAGATATATTTATAATACTCCAGAATTTATAGATGTTAGAAATTATCTAGCGAATAAATACGCTATTACTTTAGAAGGATAAAATGGCAAATACATATAAAAATGCACAGTTGAATTTAACTACTACTAGCAGAACAACATTATATACATGTCCTGCTGCTACTACAGGGTTGGTAAATACGCTACATATATCTAATGTAGATGGCACTGATGATTTCTCTATAGACGTTGAAGTATACGATTCATCAGCAGCTACTTATTATTATATTTTATATCAAGGAGTTGTTCCTCCTGGAGCAGCCTTGAATGCTTTAGATAAGCCTATTGTTTTAGAGGCTAGCGATAGTATACACATGACAGCTAGTGCCGTTAGTGGTCTACACACTATAGGGTCAATAATGGAGATTACTTAAATGGAAAACGGGTATATTCCTTTACTAACTATAGCGCTGGAAACAGATATTCTTGAGACAGCAGAACAAATGTTTAGTGATATTATTTGGGCTGACTCAATGGCATATGAGGACTTTACTATAGCCTCTGGACTGTCATTTAATGTTCCAAAATATTTTGCTATACGCCCAGGTATTGGTCTAGAGGTTAAAGAAATAACTGATAGCGAAGATCCTGCATTATCTGGAATATCTCAATTAATTATAAACTCTAGCAGTTTTGAAGATCTAAGTCCAACCGATTCTGAACTACTAGAGACAGAAAGTTTTCCTGGTAATGAAATTTCTACAGCCCCTTCAGTTAGCGGAACATATACAGGAACTTACCCAAAAGATTATAAAGTAATGATAGAAACTGGGAGTGCTGGAGATTATACGTTAGCTACGTATTCTGTCTATGAAGTTCCATTTTTAAGCACTCCAATTACTAGCGGATTAAGTGTGGACGAGTGGGAAAATATAATACCATTAGCTTCCGGAATAGGAGATGTACAGATCAAATGGGAAGAAAATCCAGGAGATTTTGAGCCTGGAGACGCATGGATGATAGGCGCAAGAACAGGAAATATACACAACTTTATAGTTGAAACAAATCTAACTGGAGATGGTGCTGATAATGTTACAGTAGATATAAGTTTAGATGGTGGTTCTAACTATCTAGAGGATATAACATTAAGCAATCAATATTCAGAAGAAGATCCAAATTACGGATGGGCACATACTGGAAATGATTTAAAATGGAGAATCAACATTCCAGGCGAAGATCAAGTATTTATAAAATACTTTTTCGTATTTACTGGTGACTTTGACGCAGTAACTTATTGGGAGTCTTAATATAAATGCCAATTATTAGACGAGATGATGATAACCGCAAAGTATTTAAAAAGATTGCTGTATCAGAAGACTTAGAAGATTATATCGGCCAAGCTGGTGATGGCTCTCCCGGACCTCCTGGAGCAGCTGGTGCTACTGGTATTGATGGAGTTCCTGGACCTGACGGATCTCCTGGTTTTGGCGCGTCATTAATTTCGAATCCTAGTTTTGAAAACTTTGATTCTGGAACATTGGCTCCTGATGATTGGAGTGATGACGGAGGAACAGTAGATTTTACTTCTACTGATACTGCATATCTCGACGGCGATTACTCATTATTAATACAGCCTGTTGCTACAGGTTCAGAATATTTATTTTCTAAAGCTTTCAGAGTGCAGCCATCTTCAGAATATATAATAACATTCTTTGGTATGCAGACATCAGATGCTGGTGCCGTATTATTATATATAAATAGTTCTGATAGTTACCCAGCTGGAGGATACGTAACTCCTGCAGAAACTATTACTCAAGTAGCTCCTATAGTGTCTGGAGTTGTTGGCACATATAACTATGGTAATATATTAAATAAAACTTCCGTTACACCAGATAATGCTGACTGGGGTTGGTACACAGCAAAGTTTACCACAGATGCTACTAATATTTCATGGATAAGTTTATGCTTCTTAATAGCTGGATACCCTGCTAGCGCAAAAGTGTGGATGGACGATGTAGACTGTCGTAGAAAATTAAATAATGATGACTTAATAACAGACATTGATTTAACATTTCCAAACATTAATAATAGTTTAGACGCATTGGATGCTGATGTTCTAGGACTAAATACAAATTTTGGTATTTTAGAAAGCAATGTTATAACAATTAGCGGAAGCGTTGATGAGTTAAACAGTGGTTTTACTAATTTAGAAGGAAATATCGCTACGATCAGTGGAAGCGTTGACGGACTGACCAGCAGCTTCAACGACCTAGAAGGAAACGTAGCCACGATCAGTGGAAGCGTTGACGGACTGACCAGTAGTTTCAACGACCTAGAAGGAAACGTCGCAACGATCAGCGGAAGCGTTGACGGACTGACCAGTAGCTTCAACGACCTTGAAGGAAACGTCGCAACGATCAGTGGAAGCGTTGACGGGCTGACTAGCAACTTCAACGACCTTGAAGGAAACGTCGCAACGATCAGTGGAAGCGTTGACGGGCTGACTAGTAACTTCAACGACCTAGAAGGAAACGTAGCCACGATCAGTGGAAGCGTTGATGGATTGACCAGCAGCTTCAACGACCTTGAAGGAAACGTAGCCACGATCAGCGGAAGCGTTGACGGGCTGACTAGCAACTTCAATGACCTAGAAGGAAACGTAGCCACGATCAGTGGAAGCGTTGACGGGCTGACTAGTAACTTCAACGACCTAGAAGGAAACGTAGCCACGATCAGTGGAAGCGTTGACGGGCTGACTAGTAACTTCAACGACCTAGAAGGAAACGTAGCCACGATCAGTGGAAGCGTTGACGGGTTGACTAGCAACTTCAATGACCTAGAAGGAAACGTCGCAACGATCAGCGGAAGCGTTGACGGACTGACCAGTAGCTTCAACGACCTAGAAGGAAACGTCGCAACGATCAGCGGAAGCGTTGACGGACTGACCAGTAGCTTCAACGACCTTGAAGGAAACGTTGCCACAATCAGTGGAAGCGTTGACGGATTAACTAGTAGCTTCAACGACCTAGAAGGAAACGTCGCAACGATCAGCGGGAGCGTTGACGGACTGACCAGTAGCTTCAACGACCTAGAAGGAAACGTCGCAACGATCAGCGGAAGCGTTGACGGACTGACCAGTAGCTTCAACGACCTAGAAGGAAACGTCGCAACGATCAGCGGAAGCGTTGACGGGCTGACTAGCAACTTCAACGACCTTGAAGGAAACGTCGCAACGATCAGCGGAAGCGTTGACGGGCTGACTAGCAACTTCAACGACCTTGAAGGAAACGTCGCAACGATCAGCGGAAGCGTTGACGGGTTAACTAGTAACTTCAACGATCTTGAAGGAAACATTGTAACAATAAGTGGAAGCATCGACGGACTGAATAGTAACTTTAATAACTTAGAAGAAAGCTTAATAACAATAAGCGGCAGTGTCGATGGGTTAACAAGTGAAGTATTTGAGTTAAATGAAGCTGTAAGTGGATTAAGTGGGTTTGATGTAGCAGACGTTTTATCAGATATAGATGATCTTCAAGAAGGTCATAATAATTTATCTACTAGAATAAATAGTACAGATACTAATATTGCGACGATCAGTGGGAATGTTGACGGACTAACTGAAAGCTTCAACGATCTTGAAGGAAACGTCGCAACGATCAGTGGAAATGTTGACGGGCTAGCTGGCAGCTTCAACGATCTTGAAGGAAACGTTGCCACAATCAGTGGAAGCGTTGACGGACTGACCAGTAGCTTCAACGACTTAGAAGGAAACGTTGCCACGATAAGTGGAAGCGTTGACGGACTGACCAGTAGCTTCAACGACTTAGAAGGAAACGTT